AACCGGGGGAACCGGGGGAACCGGGGGAACCGGGGGAACCGGGGAAGTTGTATGACACAATTATAACCCGCAGATAATGAGCGGGTAGGCTCCCCTCGGAAAGAAAACCACTTGACGCACCCGGCGGATGTGTTAAATTGCAATCATCCAACGGGGAACAACCCGGACAATGAGAACACTAATTAAATAGATAGGAGATTAAAGCAATGATTATCGATGTGATTTTAGACCGGCAAGAGGGCGCAATCGATTATGCCCCTGAAACACATCTGCGTGCAATCTATGATTACGCAACAGACGCAGGTATGACGGATATAGCTACCGCCGTTGATAGCGGCAATGAAGCTGATGTTAAGGCCGCTCTCATGCGCTACATCACCGCATGCGGATACCCGTCCGCCCTGCTGGACTACATCGCAAGTGTGCGTTGGACGGATGACGCCACCGCCGTTGCGGCGGAAAAGCTCGCAATCATCCGCAAGGTTGCCACCCGGTTGCGCCGTAAGATTAAGCATGAGCGTCTTGCCATTGTGCATGACAGACGCCTTGGTGACATTAACTATCTGGACGCCGTTGAAGCTCTCACTTGCGGCCCGTTAGGTACGGATGACGCAGACCCTACAGAGATTTTGCTCTCTGTCACTTACGGTGCCGGGTTGCCCGCGGAAAAGGCAGAAGCGATTGAAGACGCCCTACTTTCCGCCGTTAAGGCCCTGCCATTTCCCCCGGATGATATTTTCCGGGGTACGGGGGACGGCACCAAGGAATATACCGCACTCTTTATCCTTTAATCCTTAATCACTTACGATTTTGTCATACAACTCAAAAAACTAGTTGACAGGATAATAAAATCTGTTAAATTGAAAACATCAACGGGGGGGCAACCCCCCGGACAACGAAAAGAAAACTAAAACTAAAATGAAAGGAACAAAAACAATGAACAATCAGATTAAGTTAGAAGCTGGTGAAACTCTCACATGGGCAATCTACGAAAACGGTTCCGGGGTCTTGTCCCTCGTTCTGTTCGCGGAAACCATTTCTGAATCTGAAGAATAATCACGCCGCCCTATAAAACCGTTTGACAAGCTAGGAAAATCCGATAAACTAAAATCATCCCCGCCCCCTTATGGGCGGGGAACACAACCGAAAGAAAGGAACCAGAACAATGAAGAATCAGATTATTAACGTACCCGCAACCACATTCACCGGCCTTGCTAACCACTTCAAGTTTATGCACCCGGCCGGAATCAAAGGTGCGGTAGACGTACATTCCCCGGACTTTTATGAAGGGGCGAAGCGGTTTGCCTACGTAGAAGGAGATAGTGACGGCGGGCGTGTTGCGGCCGTGTGGGCAATCCTACCCACTGGCGAGATTGCCACCCTAGTCAAAAGTCCGGGTGCGGTAGTCCCATTGGATAGCATTTTCGATTCAATCCACTCTCACGGGGGCAAGTGGCTTTTCGCCTTGTCTACTGATAAGCTCGTAGACCTTTATACTTCACAGGGATATGTTCCCGTTGCATGGTTGCAATGGGACGATTCACAGGCCCCTGCCTCATGGGATTTTAACCGCTACGGCCGGCCTAGTCCTGCGTTTTTCGTTCACCGCTACTATCTGACGCCGGCGGAATGTGAGACCTATGAGGCAGGGCGGCACATGGTGCCCTCCTATGATGACGGGGTAGACCTAGTGCGTAGGCTTGTCAGCAGGGTTTAATTTCTGAAAAGTTACACCGCCCTAACATACTAACATACTAACAATAAAACAATAGAAAGAAATAAGACCATGAATGAAGACGAAAAGAAAACGGCAATCAATATTTTAGCCACTCATATCCGGGAAACACGCCCCTATCTATTCCAGCTATCTGCCAGACACGATGAAGAGCTAGGGTTAATCGCCGCACTAGCGGAAGCAACCGGAAGCAAGGTAAGCTTGCTTGTCAGGTGCCGGGAATCCGGGGAAATGCGGACAATCAGCATTGCGGACTACCGCCCTCATGAAATGGTAGTCAGCCGTGCCATTATTTCAGACCCCTTATGTCTAGCCCTTGAAGAAGCAGGCGCAAGGATTGTGTATGGCCATTAAGCCCCCCTGAAAAGTTACACCGCCCTAAAAAAGTAGTTGACAAGATAATAAAATCCGATAAACTAAAATCAGCAAGCGGGACAAGCCCCCGCATAACCTCAAACCATTAGAAAGAAATAACTTATGAAAGAAATACTAAAATTAGACTATGACGAAATGGACGTATCAGACCCTGACAAGATGACAATCTTGCCCCATAACTGGAAGGAAGATACCGCCCTCATGCTTACCGTTACGGATAGGGTATGCAAGGGAATCGAAAAAGCAAGGAAGCTACTTGCCGCCCTGCCAAGGGGTAGCGAGATTAAAATCAGAATGGATGCTTGGTGCATTCTGGGAAAGCTTAAAGGATATACACCGGAACACGGGTACATTGTGATAAGACAGTTTGAAACTGATTTTGTCCTTGCCCTTTCTGATTCCCCGGAAACTATTTCTTGGCCGCTCTAATTTATCATACAACTGAAAACCTAAACAACACTATATCATGAACACTCAAATTGAACTGAAAGACAACGAAATCCCGGCATGGGCATTCTACGAAAACGGCGAGGGCCTTCTGTCCCTTATCTTTTTCGCAACATCCCCCTCGCATGCACGCCCCATTGCCGCCCTGCTTAACATATATCCCTGGGACGCCCTGCCCGCAATAGATGATTCTGACATTGTGCGCTTGTGGCAGGCGGTGAATGAAAGGGAGTTAGGAGATTGGTGTACCTATGACGCAAAGGAAATTAACCAGTATCTGGAACAACGGTTCTGCCAGCCAGTAGCTAAAGCTTCGCATGCTCAATTATTCCCGCTTCCCATTGAATAACTACGCCGCCCTACAATATCCAACCAACAACAAAACAATAGAAAGCAACCATATTATGAAGACTACAACTAAACCGGAAGTGCTTAAAGTATCGGACTATGCCCTTATCCACTACATTCCAGAATGGGCAATCTATCCCCTTGAATACGGAGAAGGCAAGGAAGATATGAGAGATGAAGACCTTGAAAACATTGAAGAGTGGGAAAAAGATTATTTCCTAGTTTGCCCTGTGGCTGACCAGCCGGAAGCACATTTCACCAGCACGCCCGCCTTTGGCTTGCCCTGTGACTGTGTAAAATACTATGTCCTACCTCGCTTTATGGGGGCAGTCCTATCATGGATAAATCCGGGTTGCCGGATGACTAACTGCTACCTTGAACTTAAGCTCACAGACGGTAGCCGGGTAAAGGTGTATCTGAAAGGAAATCAAACCCTACGCAGTACTATCCGCAATCTGATAGCCTTGGTAGAAGTGGGGCATACCTTTACGGATATGAACGGGCACAATGTATCCCCCTGTCCCCGTGATATTGTTAATTTCTGGATTCGGACGATGCACGGCCAAACTCTTGCAACTGGAAGAATATAAACCACTTGCGGCTTGTTCCGGGGAATCAAAATTGTTCCACATGGAACATTTAAACCCCGGAACCCCCGGAACCCGTCAAATAACTCTAACCAAATAGAAAGATAAAGTAGAAAGACAAAGGAATAATTCCCGCCCCGGAATGCGGGGGATATCGGGTGCAACGGGTTCCGGGGATTCCGGGGTTTAAATCGCAGAACCAATCATAAATTACAGACCATGAAAGACATATCAGAATTACATATCAGAAAGGAAATAAAAGTAGAAGGTAATGGCAAAGTACACCTGACTATTGAAAGCTTTAATTCCTTGCACCGAAAAGAGTATACTCTTTCCCCCGCCGTGTGGGCGGTTTCGGAAGTACTACTGGACAAGTTTGCCAAGCCGGGAAGCATGCGCCTGAAAGATACGTTTTCTATCTATCGAGTAGGTGCTTATGACGTTATGATAATTTCATCCGTGGATGAATCCCCGTATTTAACCCTTGAAAGATTATCGCTAGCGGAAAAGATAGCATGGTTCCCTTTCGGCATTGAAAACGTCCAACAGGTGGGAGATACCCGGCATTCTAATTTTCAGCATGAATCTTATCTGCGTATCATTCAATGAATATGGAACCCGTTAAAGCTGAATAACTACGCCGCCCTACAAAAAGTATTTGACAAGATAAGAAAATCTGCTAAACTGAAATCATCCAGCGGGGGGACAAGCCCCGCAACAATAAACCAAACAACAATAAACTAATAGAAAGAATAAAATAATGAATACTACATCCGCAAACCTCAACAGTGCCGCCGCCATTAATGCCCTTACTGAACGGGCAAATGCCGCTATCGATGCCGCCGTAGACAAGGTGCGTGACGACCTCATGAAGAATAATCAGAATGACTATGTCATCCCGGTGAAAAACATGGGGCATAACCTGAAACAGGTTGTCCGAGATAATGCCGCCTACGGTCTGGCCGCCCTTATTACTCACCGCATGCTGGCACTAGTGGCCGAACGCCTCCGCCAGTTTGAAGGCAAGGTCTATAACGTCCGAGTAGAACGGATGATGAATGACTGTCTGGCCGCCGCAATCGAACAAAGCGTTGATGCGGACATTAAAATCCGAGCCTATATAGATAGAAGTCACTACTCATGGTCGAAAGTGGTGTTTCATCATATCCTCCCCGGCATGTATGATGCCGTGAATATTTCCTTTAACTTTGACGTCAATGAGCTGACGCAGGGGCAGAAGCGGATTGTCACTGGGAGGGACATGGAGAAATTCATTGAAGGAATCTTCAATGATATGGTTCGCCTTGATACCAAGCTTCAAGAAATTGAGGATTCAAACTACCGCATTTGCAATTCCGACTACGTGTGCGCCTATTTTACACAAGCCGTTAAAGTGGAAGAGCAAGTGGAGAGCTTGAAGCAAGGCCTTAAAAACCTGACTGGTGCACAATACTATCGCTTCGACTATAACCACACAACCGTTTCCACCCTTCCCTCATACAGGGCATAGCCTAAACCCGCCCCAGCTACCCTATTTATTAGAACCCTCAAATAACTCTAACCAAATAACAAAACACCATGAGAACCTACATTGAAAAATTAGGCAAGGAATACATTGAAGGCAGAAAAGAAAGTGGCAAGTCTCCCTTGCGGACCGGATTATACGGAGAGCGTTTGCGCTCCATGTCATGGAAGCGCACCCGACTTTTCTCCTATCAAACGCACGTTGCCACCATCGACCGCCAAGGTAAAGTACTGTATATTACGACCAAAGAATATTCACAAACCACTACCCGGCAAATGCGGGATATTGAATGGCTCGCAAGATGCAACGGCTTTCATATCGTACCTACCGAACGCGTTGAAGATTATGCACATATCCTTGAAGGATAGTATCATACATATTAAAGTAAAAACCTGATAGAGTATTATCTTTTCCCTTAGAACCGACAAAGAACACTACAAAATTATGACTGCATTTGACATTGATATTAAGGGCAGGAAACGTGATGAACTTTCCCGCACGGAATGGCTTAAACTCACAAATCAAATCAATAAACTTCAACCTGCAATCTTTTCTTTTAAGGCTGGTGTAATATCCCATAGGATAGACAGGCCTTCCGAGTGGGATGGAGAAGGCACGGTGTATGTTAAGCCGTACATGCGGCCCTACGCAATCGAACTGGAACGCACACACAATGGTGCGTGCATTGTCCGGCTCCACAAGTTGAAGTGGAATGGCACGGTGTGGAAACTTGCGGAAACGGCGGCTCTGACTGTAGGGGATGCTATAGAACTGGCAAAGCACTTTATTGCGGTGGTTAATCAGAACTGGCAGGAAGTGGGGTTGCGTATTGCGCAGGAAGCGGGGGCGGTGGACTTCATGGTTGATGATAGCCTCACCTATATGCGCTTCCGATTCCTCACACCTGATAAGGAATCCATGAATAAACTTAACTCCATAAAGGTTCGCAAGCTGGCAGAACGTTTCTTCCTCCCCTGCATGGTGAAGTTTACGAGCAACAAATGGCACGATGAATTGAATCTGGAAACCGTGAAGCTCGTACTCCGTTGAACCCTTAGAACTCTCACATAGCTCTATAGTATGACCTCCGAAAAAGAATCTAACGTCGTCATCCTCCGCAAGAACTGTCTCCACCACATCGGGCGAGCCGATAGGCTTCATGCCTTGTGGAGCATCGTGGAGCACCTCCATTCGGTAGTGGACATTGTTGCCCTCGTAAGTGCACTGGTTTGTTTAGGATACCTCCTTGCCACTGGTGAACTTCTCGTATCGTACCTTACATGGTGTGTCATCATCACGGGCTGGTTTGTCTTCCAGCTACTGGTAGAGTGGGGCATTGACATCATACGCCGACGCCTAAAGCGGCACCAGCTGGAGGCAAATCGCCTCGCCCGTTGCCTTGAAGATATGGGATTCACTCGACCTATCTTCTAATTAGAAACCATAAATCGCTCTACAAAAACAAAACGAATATGAAACCTATCGCACTCGCTCAACAAATCATGCTCCTTCATTCTTGGTCTAGCAATAATGAGGGAAGCACCGGGGAACTTTGGGATACTATTATCCTTCCCTCCAAGACTAAATCTGAACTCTATATTCCTCGGAACCCAGAGGCTGACAATCTCCAATCCGTGCGGACTAAGTTCCTGATTGAAGCCTTCGGAATCGGCGAGGTAATCATGACAGATACCCACTTCATCCTCCGCACCCTTTATGACCCGAAGGCGTATGGGGACCACACGGTGCGCATCCTCCGGCTTGACGACCATGTGGTGAAGCGAGACAAGGATTGCATGTATGCCACCGAAATTTATTTCGTAGGACATCACGCCGTTCGATATAGCGAAACCCTTTACGATGCTATGTTTAAGGCCCGCCCCTCGCTAGTCCTCGCTACCAAGATGGGCTTCCCCTTAGCAGTCGAAGGTGCTCCGATTTTGACGATGGCTCCCGACGACATGCGGCTGAACATGGGGACCCTGACCAATGAGGAAATCCTCTCACTCCACAAAGGTTCCTTCCAATGCAATCTAAGAGTTTAACCCAACAATTTCTTGCACTCCTTCGGGTTTCCCGTTTAACTCGGGAGATAATGGAGGAACAGAAAAAAGAATACGAACAAAATCCAAAAAGTTACAACCACTACTATCAAGAATATGTTAGAACCCAAAGACTATCAAAGATATATCGACGAGGACATCAACCCCGGTGACTACATTGTCAGAGAACTGGGTGGAGAATATTACGTGGGGAGGGTAGTTGAGCTTACCCCGAACTTCTACAGATTCACTGTCTTAAATTCTTTCCCTCCGGGCGAGGGGGTTGTCCGTCATAATGAAGCAATCAAATGTTACCCTGCACCTCTTCGGAAGTTTAAGGAGGGGGACGTGGTAATTTGTAGAGACCATATAGGTAAATGGACTGTAATGGAGGACGAGAAGGATTCCGTTCTTGTCGGTATTAAGAATACAAGTACAGGGACTATCAAAGCAGTAACCCCTTCCTCCCTTCTTCTCATTACACCAATAGACCTGCATCATCGGTTCAAAGTTATCGACGGAGCTATTTGGGACTTCAAGAAGAACAAGTCCTTACACGTCGACCCTCCATGTGAGGGAACAACCGAAATGGAACGTCTCTGCAATCTTCTGAACGAAATAGATAAAGACGAAAAGAAAGAGCTTGACAAGTAATAAAACCCCGATACTATTATCCGTACATGAACACCACAGAACCAAACGAATCCTCTTTGAGCCTCGATAATATTCAGGAAGAGGTAGCCCACATTCTCGCCGAACCGAAGTCTGTCATGTTGAAGGAAAGACTGCAACGGGAGTGGGATGCAGTCCCTGCATTCAACCTGCCCATCGACGCACCCGCGGAGGCGGTTGCCGAGAAGGCTCTTGAACTGGGAGACTACGCCGCCAACATCTTTGATATTGAACCCCCGCCGCTGGCGGGAGTTCAGTTCATCATGGCGGAAGTTGCCGAGAACCTCGTCACTGTGAAGGAATACATTGCATTTATGCAGGAGCTTGATAACCCCGGCAAGGCATGCAATATCTTTACAGATTCCCATGTCATGATTAAGGCACTCGTCCTCTTCATGGCCATTCACCTCTTGATAGCGTATGCCAGTCAGAACGACCCGGACCGCCTCGATGAAGAGAAGGGAGGCATCTCCGCATTCCGTCTCTTCTCCGTGGCGAGCAACGTAATTTCCATGAACCTGATGGAACAGTCTACTCTTACCTTCGTAGATAAGTCGGAGCTTGCCGAGAAGGAAGCTAACGCCCGTAAAATTATTCTGCCCCACGAAGCATAAAGCAATGGAAACGACTAGCGAACAGGAAGATTATCGTACAATTGCCCGTGCCCTGCTTGAACGTGTATGCCATCGCGCATGTCGGCAAGCAGAGATATATAAGGCAGAACCAACAAAGAAGGAGTACCTTCACATGATAATGATTTTACTTCGGGTTCCTTACCCGGAAACATGTCAAAAAACAGTAGAGAAAGAGCTTGACAGAATCATTAGCGAAGGTATCATACACGTCAGAAAGGAAGACGACAATGGAAATAGGTAATCCTAAAAACATGAGCGTGAAGGAGTTGGAAGAAGTGATTGCTATCTTCAATAGCTCCTACTACAAAGAGGGGAAAACCCTCCTCCCTGACACGGTTTACGATACGCTGGTTGAAGAACTGCGTTCCCGTTCCCCGGAATCCAAGGAACTCAATAGTCTTGGAGACGACGTACAACGTGGAGCCAAGACCTTCCGGCATCCCAATCCCGTCCTGTCTCTCGCCAAGATTCATGAGGGCAAGGATGGAATTGGTATGGACCAGCTTCGAGGCTGGGTTGCGGGAAGGGATGTCGTGGTTGAACCGAAGTATGACGGCCTTACCCTCGTTCTGTACATTGAGAACGGGCGGCTCGTCAAGGCAGTTACTCGTGGCAACGGAACCGTGGGAGAAGTCATCCCCCTTGATAAGGTTCTCTACATGGCCCCGCCAAGTTATGGCAATTACACGGGAGCTATCCGTGGGGAAGTGGTTGTGGCTAAGAGCAACGAAGGGCAGGTGGAAAGCATGGGGTACTCCAACCTCCGCGCCTGTGCCGTTGGTCAACTCCGCAACAATAAGCTCAAGTGGTCTGACTGGCTCATTACCTTCATCCCGTTCGATGCAAGTCCCTTCCCGGAGGGTGTTGAATCCCGCATGGAACTGCATGGGTGGCTGATGGAAATGTTTGACCTCGTAACTCTCCCCAACGTCTGGCCGGAAGGCGAAGCCCTGACGGATGAATATATCCGTGGCATGGTTCAGTACCTGCGGGAAGACAATGCCTATCCCACTGATGGTATTGTGTTTAAGTTGAACCAGAAGAATGCTATTGCCGCGGCGGGAGAGGCTACCGCCCATCACCCGAAGGATGCCGTTGCCTTTAAGTTCAACCCGCAGGGAGTTGAAACCACCCTTCGCGATGTCATTTGGCAAGTAGGAAGGACAGGGGTATTAACTCCGGTTGCTGTCTTCGATACGGTGAAGATTGGTGGAACCAACGTTTCCCGTGCCACCCTCTCCAACGTGGCTAATGCGGCCTCCTTCCACATTGGTGATACCGTGGAGGTGATTAAGGCAGGGGAGATTATTCCGTACGTTCGTAGGGTCCGCGGCTGTGACAATACGGTTTCCGTTGTCCCTCTGACCTGTCCCTGTTGCGGCTCCACGTTATCCTCTAGTGACCTCAACATCTTCTGTACCAATCCGTTGTGCAGGGATAAGGTAGCGGCCAAGCTGGAATACGCATGCGGTAAGAACGCACTGGACATCGATGGCATGGGACTTGTATTCTCACGTATGATTGCAGACAAACTGCTCGCCGGGGAGAATGATGTAGAGCCTCCGACCGCAGAAACTGCTTACCTCCACCACCCGTTCCTGCTTCTCATGTCCGGCACGATGGACAATCTCATCAACGGAATCCCCGGAACCCGAGGGTACAGAGGATTCCTTGAAATCGTGGAGGAACGGAAGCACCATGCAACCCTTGCGCAATGGATTACTGCAATGGAGATTCCCCACGTCGGTTGCACCCGTGCGGAAAGTCTCTCCTATGCTTACCCCAATCTCTACGCTTTCCTCACTCTCTTCCCCGAAGATTTAAGGAACAAGCGTCATGCGGAGTTCGGCCCCCTGATGACCGAGGCAATTCTGAATTACATGGAGACCGTGCCAACGTGGAACGAGATGACGGCAATGGTTATGACAGGAGATATTCCCAATGCCGAGGGCAATGTTCCCAAGAGCACCGCGTTGCGGGGAGTAAACTTCGTCATCACGGGAACCCTGTCCCAGCCTCGCCATGTATATAACCTGCTCGTTAAAGACATGGGAGGCACGGTCAAGGAGAACGTGTCGAGGAAGACCAACTACCTAGTCGTCGGTAAGGAACCGGGGGAGCACAAGCAAAAGATTGCGAGGCTCCATAAGATTCCTTCAATTACAGAAGAAGAATTTATGCAAATGATTAACCCTTCAATTACAAATGAAGAAAATTCCTAACGAATTTACACGCAACCCCTTCGTATGTCGGCTCATCTTTCGTGAAGCTAGTGTAGCTATATATGAGCTAACTCATAAAGGAAGCGGGAAGGTAAACAATTATGAGGTTGTCATCATCCGTCAGCACAAAGCGGACAATGAATTCATCAAGGTTAAAGCTGGAGATGAATACCTCCCCAGCACCAGTGAATGGGGCCAGTATGGATGGACATTCCCCACTCTTGAACTCGCAAACTACAAAGCCAAGCATTTAATTCATGAACGTTCTATGGATAAATCAGGAAGTCACACTTCCGCTAACTAAATCAGTAATAGATAAACAGGTTGAGGCCGCAGAGATAATGGGACGTATCTGCTATAAAAGCGAACCGAAGGGTGACCCCATTGCGTTTCTCTCCCGTATCATTAACCGCGGACATGAAAGTGTCATCGAGCACATCAACATCCCAGCAGTCCTTTCGACGGATAGAGCGGTGACACATCAGTTGGTGCGACACAGGCATGCCGTTTTTTCCCAAGAAAGCCAGAGGTTCGTCAACTACTCCCGGAAGGGAATCATTTGCTTCACCCGTCCGCAGTTCTTTAACGACGAGAAGGTTGACCCGAAGACCATTGAAGAGTTTAAGGATACCTGCCAGAACCTTGCGGAGAAGTACGTGGAACTTGTCCAAGGGGGACTGCCTCCCGAAGAGGCGCGGGGATTGCTTCCGAACTGCACGGCTACGGTGATTGGCGTGACTGCTAACCTCCGCGAGTGGAGGCACATCTTCCGTATGCGACTAGACGGTGCGGCCCAGCCGCAAATCCGTGCGCTCCTTCTGGCCCTCCGGCAAAGGATGGAATTGAAGTACGACCTCGCATGGGCGTTCAAGGACATCCCAGTTGATACTAACCGACTTCATTCCGTTCCAGAACTATGAGCCGTATCAGTCTCAAGAAGTATCGGGAACAGATGGAAGCCGATATGAAGGCCAATCGCCTAAAGCGTCGAAGAGGAAAGTTCAAGTGCAAGAAATATAAAGGAAAATTTTACTGGTATCGAGATAGCCCCGCGGAGCAAAAGAAGTTCTTGATGGAGACAAAAGCTAACAAGCTTCGGTCTCGCATCATGCCTGAACATAAGCAACTTGTCCATGCTTCTCTCCGGTCGAAGAAACAACTGACCGAGAAACAACTAACCTATGGTCGCATTCTCGCGTCCAGTAAAATATCCACAGGTGCAGTCGGAGAACTTACCGTAGATGAAGCTCCCGGCTGGATTAAGAGGGACAACACCTTTCGATTCCAGATTAAATTTCATGGCTATTTCATCAGAGGTAAAGTCCCCGTGGCTCTTGTTGGAAGTTCCTCTGCGGCTCTGGAAATATGCAGGAAGGCGCACAAGTTCGCACGGAGAATTACAAGGGAGTGGACAGTCAAAGCAGGATGTTTAACTCCACCCTCTCCCCACCTCTTCATCATAGCTAAGATGTCTATTCGCAAATATATCAACAGACAAATTTACAAGTACCTCACCAAATAGTATGCACGCACACGAAGCAATCAACGCAATCGTTTCAACCAAGGTAAACTCACAGGCTTTTCCCGACCTGCCGGAAGGAAAGGAATCCATGAACGATGCCGTCAACCACCCGAAGCATTACACCTCACACCCCAGCGGAATCGAGACCATAGAAATTACTGGCAAGCTTCCCTTCGCATTAGGGAACGCCGTCAAGTATTTGATGCGGTCACAGTACAAGAAGGACCGTATTGAAGACCTCAAGAAAGCACGGTGGTATTTGGAGTACCACGCTAAGCACTGGTCCAAGGTGTTCGAAACGTTTGACCTTTACCTTATCCTTGAACAGTTCAGGCGTACAGTCATGAGCCATAGCTACCAACGTAGTCCCGAAGATTCCATTCTGGTACGGCTCTTCTATATCTGGGCGCATGATAAGTTGGTTGAGGTAAACCCCGCATCGGAATTGCAACGATGTATCGGCGAGATTACCCAGCTGATAGAATCTCTTGAAGCTCGACAGAAGTAATACAAAAACCCCGGAAGATATTTCCTTCCGGGGTTTTCGCTTAGAACCCAAACAACTTACAGTCCAAACAGAATGATGTCGTTGCGGGTTCTTTATACCATGCAGTACCTATGATGTCAATACCTAACTGACAGGAACTTCGTTTTTCTCAATGCTCGCCATCAGTTCGGCGAGCTTTTTCTTTTTGGTTTCGAGTTGTTGTTCGAGCCTCTCTATCTCTTTGACGTAATCATGACACGCATGCTTGGCCGCGTCCTCATAGGTGAGGAAGACAGTGTGGTTGAGATAGCCGTTTTCTATGGTTCTGAATCGGTGGTTGATGTATTCGATTCTGACACGAGAAACGAAACATTCGAAGGCGACATCAGATACTTCAACGGCTCTCACTGTGGGCATGCCACCGCAATGTACGTTAATGTACACCGTGCATCCCTTATAAAGGGGGAGCTTGTTAGCTTCTTCTGCTGTGAATATTGAGTTCATACAGTGGAAAGTATGTATCAACTTGAAATAATGTCAAGGACTATTTTAGCCAGCAGTCAGATTCAATATCGAAGTGGGCCTTTACTGATAGGTCGCAACCGCATAAAGTACAATAGAGAGGGGCCGCCCCATTAGTCAGGTCCGCAAGCCCGGAAATTTTTTCCTTGAGGAATTTGCGGCCAGCTCCTTCGGCACCGCAGGTAGCGCACCCCTGCTTCTCTAAATCCGGAGGAGGCGTAGAGGTAGCATAAGGACAGGAGGCGCAGATAGCATAGCGGCGGCGAGCTTCTGCCTCATCTACAAACCTGTGACCCCGTCGATACCAGAGAACCATAGTACCGAAGAAGGCCAGTATCTTCTTGGCACTCATGGGTTCATACTCTCTCCATTCAATTCCCTTATCCCCGCAGGTGGCACAGTACTGGGGAGGGAGAGAGGCGCAAAGCTCTGAATCGAAAAGGTCAGCTAGAAACGGCTCTCCGTTATTCATGAAGAGACGGGCAACCGCACGGCGTAGTTGTTCCAGTGTAGCCGCGGAAACCTTGGTTCCCTTGAGCCTGACACTCATGGATTCAGGGACAATAAACTTCCAGCCTCCCGGAGGGGTAGCCATAACATGATTGGGTAGAGGTCTATATAATTTACTACGGTTCATTAGAGTTAATTTTATAGTTACCGCTTCAACGATTCGCTACACTAGAAAGAGAGTATCTCCTTTTTGCGGAACTCGAATCTCCACGGTCGTCAGCAGGTTTACTGCTCGTTTCCCACTCCCCGTGGGTACAGAAGTTATCAATGTTTATAGCGGCATTCAAGTCTCGGTCAAGACTAAACCCGCAAGTATGACAAACAAATGTTCGTCTATTCAAATTCTTCATCTCCTTATTCCGCGCACCGCAGTGCGAGCAAAGTTGGGATGAAGGATAAAACCGAGAGACCAGTTGAAGGGAACGTTCATACCATTCGCACTTGTACGTTAGTTGTCGCTTAATCTCGCCGAAGCTGGCATGAGCAATGCTTGCGGCAAGGCAATGGTTCTTCATCATTCCCTTCGTATTGAGGTCTTCCATTCTTATTACTTGGTTCTCGCTAACAAGAGTGGAGGTGGTTTTATTTATGAAGTCGTTTCTCTGGTTGGAAATTTTACGGTAAAGGTTGCGCAGACGTTTGCGAGCCTTAAGCCTTCTCCGTGAATCCTTCTTCCGACGAGATACAATTCGTTGTGCTCGTTTCAATCTGCGTTCCAATCTATGATTCCGTTTAAGGTGAAAGGTTGTACCGTGCGAGGTAGTAACCGCAGTTTTTACTCCGAGGTCAATACCTACGGATTCATGGAGAGGTTCGGGAAGTTCCTTCGGTTCTCCTTCAAGCAATACAGAACAATAGAAATAATCTCCGTCTGTGCTAATCGTTGCGCGTTTATACTCCACCTCCGGCAGGTAGTTCCTGTTGTAGAATTTAACAGAGCCTATCTTTGGAAGCAGAATGTGGTTACTGTCTTTGAGCCGAGGCAGAGCTTTACCATTCTTGGTAGAATACGATTGCCTACTATCTCTCTTGCTTTTGAACTTCGGGTACTTAGAAACTCCTGTGAAGCATCTCTTAAATGCCTCATTGAGGTTCGCCAAGGAGTAGTTTATTGCATGAGAATCAACATCTTTTAACCAAGCATATTGCTCATCTGTATTCTTTAATCGATTAAGCTCTTTGCACAAGTCATAGGAGGTAGGACGTTTAGCTCTATCTTTCTTTTCCTTATCTTTGTTCTCTTCCCAATGTTTGATAAGTTGTTCTAGTCCCCAGTTATAGATAAACCGAGCCGCACCAAAATTCTTACGAAAGAACTCGGCTTGCGCTTTAATAGGTTTGAGTTTTACTTTGCGGGACTGGAACATAATAAAGGTGTGAGAGGATTATACCTCCCACACCTTATGGTTGTCAAGGATATAAACAGAGGACTACTGCTTCATCCGATTATGAATTTCCTCCACACTCAATGCCCCATCAATCTGAATGCTACCCTTCCTCATGAGGTTGATAATGAGTTTCTTCTGCTCTTCGATTAGGCGTTTGCCCTCATCCGTGGTATTAGACTTCTGCAATTCGCGGTTGAGCTTCGCGATAGCCTCACGTCCTGCTTGCGGGCTAATGATGTAAGGCATGATGCCTTTCATGGCCGCGCCGTAGGTCTTGGCACTCATACCGGAAGTCTCAATCGCGGAAGCCAGAACTTCCTTCCGCAGAGCGGGGTCAAGCATGTTTGTAATTTCCGTAACAAACCGGACACTATTGACTAGCTTGGTGAAATTCTTCACGGCATCCGCGGTTTCCACGGCTTCCATAGATTCCACATCCACTCCGGATTCCATTCTCTTGTAGAAGTCCGGACGAAGGACGCTCATTCGCTTCGACTTAGTGACTGCCGCGTTGGCATTCTTTAACCCGGCGGCAAGGGCTTCGGTCAAATCCTTCGGACGACGGAGGCCCGCACCCAAGGACTGTAACCCGTATGCCGCGGCACTCATGTCAGGTGTATCGCTAAACAATTGTTTACCTGACTTGACTGCCCAGCCGTAGAAGGGAATCTTTTTATTGGCAACCGTCGCGAATCGTTCAAGGACTTGCCATGTATGTCCACTGCCGAACGAGGGGTTCAGCCCTGCGGCCAACAGGATTGCGTTGCCGACTGCCGGGAGAACGTTGACGCTTTCATCACCGGAGAGGCTATGCTTGTAATTGAAGTCTTCCTCATTAAACAATTCAGAAGCGGCATTCAGAAGGAGGGATTCTTCAAGCACCGTATTTTCCAGCAGGTTTTTCAGTTCGGCAACCTTGTTCATCCCCCACTTGTCCACATCCATATCCATGAAGAGGCTGGGCAGGGTTTTGGCTAACACCCTGATGGTCTTGAACGGGTTCATGTATTCAAGGTTCAAATACTCGAACTCATGTCGCTTCATATCTATGATGCCAATCAAGTCCCCGAACTTATCATAGTCAGGAATTAGCCCACTATCTGCCAGCTTCCTCATGACTTCCGCGTCGTCAATGATTTTACGGTCATCGTCATCTCCCAAGACACTGGCGATAATCTGTCGGGCAACCCAGGAAGAGACCGCAGAGGTTGCAGAAATAGTTACTAAGGAACCCGCGGTACGAAGGATAGCGCGTCCCAAGAGGTAAGCCCCCTCCTTCTTCATGCCGTTATTGATAGCCCACACACCGTCTACCCCTTCACCTATGGCGTGGCCAAGGTTGTAGGCTACAGACTGGAAGGTATGGTACTGGAACATGAAGAACGGAGCCGCAACTATATTCAGGGTTTTCACCCACGAAGGAGTACGCGAACCCGTGGGGAGCAAGCTCTTCACCATGTGGGCAGTATACCTGTCCACATAAGCATCCCAACTCTGGGTAGTCTGGCTCGCGTCAATGAGTATCTGGTCCCGCGCATTGGGGTTGGCCTTGCCCTTCGCCCGCGCCAGTTGTACCTTTAATTGGGTATCGGCAATCGCTCTCTGGTTAGTGAAGAGAACAATCTTGGCCGCCGCGTCCGGCAAGCCATAGGCGAAGGACATCGTTTTGATGGGCCATGCTACGACTTTGCCCGCCATCTTGGCGGCATCCTTAGCCACCTCGCCCTTCGTCCGTTCCTGTTTCTCGTTCAGAGCTTCGGCCAGTTTGAAGAAGGAATCCTCATTCACTTCTTCAAATTCTCCTGCCATCTTACTGAACTCGTCAGACTTCCAGACGTTGCGCAGGAACTCCCCTTGACCTGCGTCCAGCAGACCAAGCTCTTGCCAGTAGCGAATCTTCTCGTTGTACCTGTCTTCCGCGGCCAGCAGTCTATCCGCGGAAGCCTGTGAAGCAAGGTCCTTGCCCTGTGATAGCCACCATAGCTTACGCAACTGGACCCAGTCCCCGACAAGGTTTGCGATGTCTTTACTCCCCGTGAATGGGAGTGCACCCGCATGGGTCATTTGAGCTACTGTACCATATAAGTTACGTAACGTGGAATTAGGACTCGCTATTAAGACAGAAAGGTTAGCCAAGCCACCCGCCTTATTCCACCATCCTTGCCCCTTGCCGGACTTCTGCCAGTACTTGCGCACCTCCTTATAGTCGTCCGTCCTGCTATTCAGGATGTCGTCGCTCGGTCTGTAGATGCGGTAGATGGCATCGGCTACATCCTTGTCGGCGTACATTCCGTTCAACGCATTCTTCGTATTCTTCAAGGAGATTTCCACCATGTCCGAGGTACGGTTTGTGGAATTCGGGGGTACGACCACACCCTGCGCTTTCAGTACGGAGGCATACTCGTCAGCAAGCAACTGGTTCACGGCAATCTTCGACTGCATGGATAGGGTATTCTGTAACGTCCCAATGGCATCCCCAATGGTGAGGTCGCTAAGTTCATACATAGCTTTCCTCTGCCATTCGGGCAAGCGTTTCCGCTGGGCCAGCGCATCTTCATTCGTCCTCTTCTTGGACAGAACTTCGTCAATGGCCTTCATGGCATCGTTCACTGCGAGGCGGGAGAGTTCCGGATATTGCAACGCTTTCAAGTCGGTAGCGGAGATGACGTTGCCCATGCCGTTCATCCTCATGAGAACGCCAGCCTGACCGCGAAGAAGATTGAGCGTCTTGTCCAGTCGTTCTGCGGCATTCATATCGGGCGTGTTCCATATCTGGTCAATGGCCGAAGTCGGGATAGTGGGGATGGCCTTGTTCACTTCGGAAGCCACGGATGCCGGGGATTGAAGACTGCCAATTTTGTCCGCAATCGTTTTTCCCGGAAGGCTGGAGAAGACATCAGCGAGGAAACTATCTCTGGCATTCATGTCCAGAGTTTCCTTCGCCTCTGTCATCTTTGACTTCGTGCGATAGTCTGCCTGTGCTATCATGCTCATGGCCTTATTATATATGGCACTGATGTTGTGGCCGTCCCTCAAATCTGCAAGCATTTGAACCTGGCCGAAGTTGTTCTGAATGAAGTCCAGAATTTCCCTGTTCCTGTAGTTCTTGGCTACACCCTCGAACAGGAGTTTATAATTCGCGGAGGCTCCCGTGGGAGCTGACACCAGCGGAAGTTTCAACTCGTCGTGGAGCGCGGCCAATGCCTGCATGTTGTCCAGCACTTGGCTTACGTTTTCGGATAGTTCTCTCTGGTGCGCTTCGGCATGAGAGATTGCGGCTTCCTGCAACAGTTTCGTCAGACCGTCGTATTTCTGCGCCAGTTCTCCGTTGGGGTTTGCGATGATGTCTTTCATCGTCCGGGTGAAGTCTCCGGCATGGCGTCCTACGGCCATGTAGGTGCGATGAAGATAATTCATCTCCGCGGCGTTGTCAGCCATGCGGCTATCTCCAATGAGCTTGGCAATAGAGATTTGCGTTGCGGCAATTTCTTTACGGGAATCGGCGATGACATTGTGGACCAGTTGACCTACAACCCCCTGTGACAGAAGCCACTGTTCAGCGGCATCCCGCTTAGCCATATACTCCGCTTGTTTTTGACGGCGTGCATTGAGGATAGCGTTGTCCCGTTTTAGCCACACGGAACCAGCAGGGGTAGCTACGCCAGCGCGAGTTACACCCGCCTTCTTTGTTGCGGCGTAGAAATCCTCCTTGGCTTCCCGGATGATTTGTTTAGCTTCGGCCCGTGCCTTAGCGATGTCCTGAATCATAGGAGCGATGGCGGGATGGTTTGTACTCTCCACATAGAGGAAGTCATTGCGAAGGTTGGACCACCTGTCCAGAAGTTCATCCATAGAGAAGGGACTATCCGCTTCGTTAATCATATCCGCGAGATAGTTTTGCGTGTCACGGGCAAGGCCAAAGTAGGTGATATCCAGATTGGCATTCCCCGTCGCGGAGATACGAGAGCCAAGGTCGGAGAGCGATTTGTGAATCTGCTGGGAGAGCATGGGGAGAGCTACCTGCTTGTCCAGCATGGCACCATATCCCTTGCCGCTCATGTCTTTAATCCGGCGCATCATGTCGTTGATTTCCAATCGCCCTTCACTATTAAGCGCAAGGGAGTTAGCCAGACGCACCGCTTCCGCGTGCCTATTGACGGCATCGGTGACGGTCTTCTTAGCCAACGCGATACGGAAGTCGCGGGTCTGTTCATGCTGACGAACTTCTGCTTGAGCCTCTGCGTTAATGCGTGCAACAGTTTCAGGGTCAATATCGTTGTCCATATTCCCCGACATGTCAAGAATGGACTTGCTCCATTTCTTTCGCGTAGCGGCATCCCAGCCCAGATTATCCGCACGGCGTTGAAGCATATTGCCAATTTTGTCAATGCGTTTAATACTGCGTTCATACGCCGCATTAACATTGGCCATTTGTTCCAGCACAACCAGCTTCTGTTCCTCGGACTTAACATTGATGCCAGCCTTGTCCCAGTTCTTGGTTACACCCAGCCATCCGTTCTTAATACTGGTTACCCAGTTCCCGGCATTCGTGCCAATGATTTCTGCGCCAAGACCGAAGGACAGTCTTCGGGTCATGTCGGTCTCATAGGCCATCGGGTTAAAATAATCTACCCCGTTGCCCGTAGTATAATCCGTATCGTCTACCTTCCATGACGGAGTGCGAGGCATGTCGAACCACTTGCCGGGGGTCATGTCCGCGACGCGGGCCACATAGGAATCCCATTCAGCCACGCGTTCTGCGGCGGTGGTTCCGTCCATATCGTCCGCAGTTTGTCGCACGTCCCTAATCAAATCCTTAAGCCATTCGATGAGGCGCACATGAATAGGCTTCCGGCCTCCCGCCGCTTCGGCATAGCGAGCCAAATCCGTGATGGTGATATTGTCTCCACTAGCTTCCGCTACCATGAAGTTCATGACAGGATTGGAGAACGCGACACTGGCAAATTCGTCCGGGCCGCGGAGACCGTAGTTGAGGTCGGAAGCGAGCGCGGCGATGGCATTCATCTCATTGATGTCCACGCTAGCGTCATACATAGCGGAGAGGCTATCAACAATGTTGTTGTAGTTCTCTGCAATCGCGCTCCTAATCCTATCCATCCGCTGGGAATAGTCCGTGTTGGTGGCACGAAGATGACGGTCAATGAGGTGGATGACTTCGTGCAGTACCGTTCCCGTTACGCTTTCAATCGCATTGTCCCGATTCACGTACAGGTCAATGACACCGCCGACAAGCTTCCCGTCCGTGCCGTTCATGTAGGTGATACTGGCAGGGGAAGAGATGTTCGCCGGGGCATTGGTGGCTCGGATAGCAACATCCAAACCAGCGGCATGCAGTGCGCGGAGCACTCCATCAATGGCCGCGGCCTGTGCGGGGGAGGCATTAGCTTGAAGGTCCGAAAGGATGCCGTAGGCATTTGCGCCAGTCCCATCCGTCGGGAGATTGAGAGCGGAGACCTTGTCTCCCCACTTGGTGCTGGGGGTACCTCCCTCACCCGTGTTGTACATGCTTGCGTGCGGAGCGATGACAATGGTTTCTCCCGTGTTGCTGGTAATCATGGGGGCGTTAATCCCGGTCATCTCGTTCAGGGAGACGAGCTTCGCGCCGCGCTCCAATGGCGTACCATAGGAGAGCCACGCACCAGTATTACTATCGAACGAGGCGATTGCCGCATCCATGTTATCCACGGTTTCCACGGAACTGGGGGTAACTACTCCCGTCTCTACCATAGCAGTGATGGGGGCAATGACTTGGTCCCTCTCCTTCCGGGCAATAGCTACCGGGGATTCCTTGGGTTCCGTGGGCACCGGGGATTCCTTGGTAGCCGGGGATTCCGTCAATCCGTTAATAACGTTAATGGCGGCATCGAGGTCTTCATCTCCTGTAGTAAGGATGGACAGGTCGTCGTCTACTTCGATAACCTGAACCCGGTCTCCCATAGCATCAAGGGCCTCCGAAAGCATGGTGCGCATGGTGTCGAGGTTTTCCTTATTTGGGAATGACAGGGTATTGGGCAGGTCGTTAATGGCTTCTGCCATGAATGAGCTTGCCGCGGCACTGCCCTCGTAGGTATATATTTCGGAGGCCCGTTCCACTAGGTTGCGGAACTGGGTGAAGTTGCTGATGCCCATACGGGTTGCTCCTTCCACCCACGCCTTGCGGGTTTCATCGGAGACTGCCAGACTTTCATGGGCAATGGATTTGTCCACCCATTCGCGGGCAACTTCCGCGGCATCCCCCTTCTCCCCGGCAATCTCGATAACCTTCTTTCCGGTTTCTACCAAGCTTTCCGGCACATTGTTTTTGGTAATGGCTTTGCCCGTTTCCTCGATGATGTTGCTCGCATCTTTCGTAATATCCGGTAGCATGGAAGTAGCATCCTTTACATCGAGAGTTGGAGCGGCTTCGGTTTGGAAACGTATGTTCCCTTCACCAGCTAAGTGGCTACCAACGTAGCCGCCGATACCTCCGAGGAAAGCAATCTTTATGGCACCGCTAATCACTTGGTCGGTAGTGGCAATAGAAGATTCAGAGATTTCTCCGTTCTTCACCAGTTCGGTAAATGCCCATTCTTGGAATTCGTCTGCCAGTTCTTCGGTGGCTCCTTCCACTACGGCCTTGCTCGTGCTGTACAGATAGGAAGCAACGGCAAACGTCTTTTCCTTCGTGTTCATCTCCTTAAATGGCTTGCTTCTCCATCCGGCCATCTTCCGTTCAAGAGTTTGGAATGGAGATTGACCGCGAAGGTTTTTAGCCCCAACAATCTTACGCATGAAGGAATCCATACCTGCGCGGTTGTTGATGAGAGTACTACCAGTAGATACGAGAGCCGCACCAAAGAGGGCACGCATGTTGGCAATGCTCTGTGCCCTGTTCAAGTTCTCGGCAGTCGGTTCCTTCCCTTCCATCTCCCTATCATAAATGGTATAGAAGATGTCGGAGTAAGCATTCGGTGCAACCTGCGAGATGATGATAAGATTTACCCCGGCTCCGGCTCCTGCCCGTTCGAGGTTCAACGCCGCAAGGTTGTCGAGGTTGCGCTGAATAGTTCCACTCAAACGTCCCGCCAATCCCGGACGGGCGGCAGGGACCAAAGCTTCTGCCCGCTTCGCTACAACGTTAGCCGTTGCCTTCGCGAACCGCGATAGCGCGGTACGTTCCAGTGCACGCCCAGCGAGGCCGCCAACTTTACCAGCCCCCGCGGTTGCTACCATTTGGTAACCGAGGTTAGCGATTTCCGCAGTATAGTCCGCAAGGATATTGCCTCGAACAAGTTCAGCTTCCGCTTCCTGTTTTTTGTTCAGCTGGTCCCAGAGGGTGCGGGTATGTTCCATCGCCGCACGACTGCCAACTGCATTCTGTGCAAAGAGAAGAGCACCATAGGCGGCACCCGTCCCAAGGTCGATTGCCTTGTGTGTACCTATCTGGAACCCGCGGAGAACAGAGTTGAGGGTGTCTTGCCCTTTCTCCTGCCATGCGGAGAGGATGTCCTCGTCACTCTTGCCCGCTTCCTTCTGTTCGTTGTAAAAATTCTTGAAGGAAAGGTGCTTGTCCAGCCGCTTCATGGATTCAGTCAAGATAGGGTTGAACTGCAAGCCGGAGCCAAGCCACGTATCGCGAAGCGTCCCCAGCGTCTCGTCCAATGCAATGTTGTCCTTCACAAGTTCCTGTGCGGATTTCTTGCGGAGATTCTGGAACTTCTCAATGGTGCGATTGATGAGACCTTCGTCCGCGCCACTAGCACGGAGAGCCTCAATGCTCTGGTCCATCAGCTTATCATTGTAGAGAGCATTGGGGTTCAGTTCGAGCGTGGCGTTCGTATCAACTTCCTTGGTGTGTGGATTGTACGCAAAGAGACTGCCACGGCCAACGCCCAAGTCACCCATACGTGCGGCATGGGAGAGGGAGTTAAGGGCATCGCGAGTACTTTCAATATGGTACTGGGCCATGTATTCCTTCAACTGTTCGGGACCTACTTCAAAGGCAGGGCCTCCCACTACACCATACTCCCAAGAGCCGTGCCTCGTTCCCTTCCTCCATTCCATCGTACTCATTGGGTCAGTGGTCTTGCCCACACTATTCCCCGGTTGGAAGGTAAGTACGTCCGCAACTTGTCCTGCCGCGCTTCGGTAGTTAGCCAGTGCGCCTTTGACTGCATCCATGAGGGTGCCTCTCGGTGTAGCTTTGGCGGTATAGTCCTGAATCAGTTTCGTCGTCCCGGCCTGTAGTAATATATTCTTCGGAACCCCCGGAAACCTTGTAGCCAATTCTTCCATCATGGCATCAGCCATTGCTTTCTGGTAGTCGGAGGTTACCACGGCATGACGCTCGGTGGCTAAGGTATTTGCTCGTTCGCGCACTGCATCCATGTCCACGCCGGGGGCAAGGGCCAATGCCGCAGAAGCTACTGCTTCGGGGTTAAGGAGAGCATCCCTTAGTCCCACGGCATCCAATCCGGTGTAGCTCTCTTCCATCCGCGAGACAATGTTGTCCACGGCTTTAACCTGCGCTACTGCCATTTCCCCTGCACGTTTAGCGGCGGGAGAAAGGGAATCGGATTCCTTGGATTCCTTGGCTTCCGGGGATTTAATATCTTCCGTACTCCGGGACAGGTAATCCCCGTAGTCGCGGACAAGTCGGAACATTTTGCTGGGAGACTTGGAAAGGTTGGCGAGTTCAGCAAAAACATTCCCAGTAAATGAAGGTGCTGAATCAGAGAATTCGCCAACGCCAAGCTCCCCCACGCTCGTTTGGCTGGGGGTTTTCTTCTGCACGCCCTCCGTCGAAGAAGAGCGGTGTTTGTCGTAAAGAGCCTTAGCGGCACGATAGTTGCCAATGTCTTCGCGCCTAATCGTATTGATGACGCTTTCTATTTCTTCTGCGGTGTAAGCAATAGGTGCGGTCTCGATGGCTTGTGCCGTAGGTTTACCAGACACAACATCTAGATTCTTGTTGAGGTAATCCTTCCGGGCCTTCTCCATTGTGGTGGCAATGGATTTGGCCACCGCCTTTGCGTTACGGTTTCTGTCCGCGGCAATGGCGAGGAACTTTTCCGTTACGACGGGGTTCCCGTCCTCTCCACTTCCGAAGCCAGAGCGGGATAAGAATGCAGAATGTTGGGGAGGAAGTTCGGAGGAAAGGACTGCGACGATGCCCGTATTATTCGTAATCTTTTTAATAGCATCCTTATCGCCACGAGCGGCGGCCGTCAAATCAACCAGTGCATCCTCTCCGCGCTCTACATAGTCTTTCATGTAGTCGATTCCCTCAAAGCTGTACCCACGGTTTCCTTTGTTCAAGATGTCGAGGGCTTTATTTTCCTCGGCGGTTTTCCATTCTTGTTCCGTATGGGCGCGGGATTTATCTTGCCATTCTACATTCTTCGCGTGTTCCGCATCCTTTTTCTGTTTCTCCGCAAAGGCATCCACGGACTTAACGATAAAGGTGTCAAACTCTGCGGTGGCTTCTGCGGCTTTCTCCGCACGGGTCTGTCTCTTTTCCGCTAGCCTTTGCTCGCGGTCCAGTGCTTTCTGTTTTCTGTCTTCTTGTTTCTGCGCTTGCGTCTCTTGCCACGCGGCGTGCCTTTCTACGGCTCGCTGTTCACGTGCAATACTGCTTCCCGACTTCGGAGTGAAGTCGGACATATTGGCGGTACTAAAGTCAATGGCCATATTTGTTGAGTATTAGTATAATAAGTTTGCCCCACTCATGTGGGTCTTCGCTATCCTATCATGAGTGGGGCAAGGGTCAAGTGAAATATTAATTATGACAAATTATTTTCGGAAGTCCAAGTGAGTGAACTCCGGTCCCTTCATCAGTTCAGTGTAGAGGGCGAGCCTCGCTTGCGGGTCTTTCTTCTGTAGGGCTTTATACTGCGCGTATTGCCGAGCGAAGCGGGGGTCCCGGATGTTGAGCCGATTCCTGAACATGTTGCGCAGTTCTTGTATTTTAGCCCGTTCCAGTTTTTCGAGGGTCTTAATCTCCTTACCAAACTTTTTCGGCTGGGCGTACATGGTTCGGACGCGGAGGTATGTTTGCGCCTGTGCTCTCGCTTCGGGGCTGGCGGTTTCATCCCTCAAGGTTCGTAGCATATTCTCGGCCGTGCCAGTACCCGCAGTCGTCGGGACGCTCGTAGGTATGGAGGAATTGCCGGAGGGGAGAGCAGAGGCGGGGAACCTAGAGCCAGAGGGGGCGGCAGTAGTTCCCGCGGTAGCTCCCGCGGCGGGCGCGTTCTTGGTCTGGCTCTCTACAAACTTGCTATACATCGCGTTCCTATCCGCTTCCGGCATGTTCATGAATATCTGGAACTTCTCCGGGCCAAGCTTCTTCTCCGCATACGCATAGAACCCAGCCATAGAGGTGTCGGGGCTAGCGGTTGGAGCGGAACCCTTGGAACCCGTGGAAGCCGTCGCTTGTGTCGGCATAGTCGGAGATATGACAGGCATCTGCCCACGGCTTATGTTCTGGTCCACGCCACGAAGCATAAGCCTGTCCTCCGCAGAGAGTTTCCCCGCCGCGGCTTGTTGCATGCCCGCCGCATAGGTCGCCCGTTGCTGGGCGGCGTAGGCCGCGCTGTTGGGGTCGACCGCTCCCGGCACTGCTGGTTCAGTAATCCCCCGCCCATAGGGACTAGGAGACTGGGCCGCCGTGGGAGCCGCGGATGCGGGGGGATTCTTGATGCCGTGGTTACTATTGGCCGCGGCGATGGTGTTCATCTCCTTCGCGTCGACGGGTTTGTTCGGGTCGTTGTTATTCATTGGACGGAGGGGGATGTCGGGGTTCGTCTTCGGAAGCACCTCGTCCATCGTCTTCTGCTTAATGGACTTGGCGGCGGGGATGCCCCCGCTCGCGCTCGTCTCGCTCGATATGTCTGTACGTTTGGTAGCCATGATTACATGAGGTTAAGTCCGGGGCATTGCATGATGCCGCCATTCTGAATAATGTTCGGAGCCTGATACGTTCCCTGACGATATTTGCGCAGGTGGTCATTCAGGTATTTGACGGCAAGGCCGTAGCTGTCCGTCCCCATTTGGGTGTTGCCCTGTTCATTATAGACCACGGCCAGCATCATCGCCTTCAATGCGGGAAGACATCCGGGGTAGATACGAACCTCCTTGTCCTCCCATGCCGCGTCATCATAAATGTTAAGAGACAGGCCGCGCAATGCGCACCGTGCCGAAACCGTCATGACGTTGCTCGCGGGGTTGTCGTTGATGCCGTTACTGCCAGACAATACCGAGTAGGTGCGGAGGTTCTGTTCATTCAGCCCCATGTCCAGCATGATAGCATGATAGCCGCTATCGTGCTTCGGATATTCGGAACGGAACCAAGTGTTGCTTTCGAACATGGCCCGGTCGATGATGTTGTATTTCTTACCGCTGGGCGACCATGCCTCGACAATACTATCATACTCTTCGGGCAGGGAGATAGAACCCCCGCGAGGGATTCCTTCAAAGTCCAAGGTATCCACGGAATCCGGGGATACCGTGGCCTCATTGAGCAGGAGGTTCTGCGCTTCCTTCAATATGCGACGGAAGTCAACATTGGACTTGGATGGCGGCTGGTTTGTGATGAGCATACAAAGCTCGTCGCAAACATTGCGATAGGTCAAATAGGATTTAGTAATAAATGCCATGAGCTTTAATTGGGAGGATAGATTGTTACTTTCTTGCACAACATGCCGCCGTTCCATGGGGATGCGTAATAGGAGGTCACGGGTTTCCAGTCAGTCTCGGAGGTTCCGGCGAACGTGGTATTGAACGCACCGGGAAGCCACTTGGCATCCTGATTGCCGATTGTTACGGAGACATTCATGGGCGCATGGAGACATGCGGGCATACGGTAATCGCAAAGCGGCGTGGAGAAGTACCCGCTGTTCGTCGTGAACTGCGGTGAAGTACCTAGGCCCCAGCCCTTAGGCCATGTACCGTCAGGGGAGAATGCCTCTTCAACCACGGCAGTGCAGGGACCGGAATAGCTGTCCCTCTTCATCGTGGTCTGCGGGAAGTACTGTCCAGCATTCTTGCCAGAAAGGTCGGGCCTCGTATTCCACGGAACCCAACGAACTGTACCGAGCACGGCGGGAAAACTGTAGTTCATCGTCGTAGTATATTTTTTGTAGTACCCGATTCCCGGAATCTGCATGTAACTATCTACGGCGTAGCAGGGGTTCACCCATTGGCGCAGGACGACGCGCTGAATTTTGTCGCTCATCGTGACCTTGAACGTATTGCCTCGGAGACTGCATATAGTGACACCGAACTGGAAGTAGGGGAACTTCGTTCCGTCGTAGGTCAGGGTAATCTTCTCGGCAACTGCGGCGTTAAGGACATAGTTCCCGGCACGGTATTTAGTCTTCGCGCCGTTCGATGTATTGACCGTAGGTTCCGGCAGGTCGGGTTGTCCTGTATTGCTAGTCGTGACTACCTCAATATTAAAGACCTCTGTCCCGTTGATGTGGATGGGGATGGCTCCATTGATGGCATTGCCATTGGGGTTAATGACAATGGCGGTCATGTTCAGCTGGCCGTTCTCCACATCCAGATATACGTTGCCAATACCAGAGGGCAATGTGCCCGCGGAGAATTTCATCTCTGGGTTATATCCATTGGCTCGCTGGTAGATGGCAGTACCATCCATGACACCCAGTGGGAACGCCCACGGCGCGCCCGTTACGCCCTCCGCATAGAGGGTATCACGGATAATCGCTTCCATCCCAATCTTGTACTGGCCGTTCTGTGTCAGCCACGGACCGTCAGGGTTGGGGGCGTTGTAATAATATCCTGCTTCAATCGTGCCGGGGGATTGGACTTCGGGATAGCTGTTCTGGATATATATGTTCCACCAGCGCATACCCTTAAACTGGATGCCCACGTTCGTGCCTCGGTCAACTCCTTGGTGGTCCATATTAAATGAGCCGAGTAATGCGAAAGTATTCGCGAACTGAGGGTAATTGGGGTCGTTCCATCCATTGATGAGGGACATGTTTTGGAGCATACCGGTGGCCGGGGTTGAAGCCTCAACCGCAGTAAAGTCAGATAAGTTATATCCGATTCTGGTCCACGGTGTGTCAGGGATGGTAATGGCTACCTCGGTTTCCGGGGTTTCCGGCTTCCGGCCATAGTAGGTATTGCCAACTGCGTCCGTGTATTTGGTGAATCCTTCCTTCTGCCAATCAGTATCGAAGTCAGTGCTCGGATTATGTACAATCTTCCGCAGTACAGGATAGACCTGATTGGTTATCCTGTCAAACGAGGATTCCCAGAATTCATCAATCTGGTCGTAGGTGGTGCAACTCTTTCGCGTTTCCTTGTGGCTATATCCTTCATGGACCACCACAGAGGAATCTACACGCCATTGGCTACAGTTCTCGCCGGGGTCAGGAGGGTCAATCGCCGGGACATCGCCGTTCGCTGTCCAGTCAACGGACTGGCTAGTCGTCACGGTTGTGTTGATGCACCGGACAAAACGGGAATCAGGGTTACAACAATTACCGGAGAGGCTGTTCTGTTCCTCTTTCTCCGCAATGTTACTGTTCCGTTTGTACATAGATACAATGGTGTACATCTGCGTACTCGGATAACTGCCCTTGTCCCAGCCAGCACTAACGGGTTTATTGTCCAGTTCAAGTGTGGGCATGTGAGGAATGCGAGCCTGTCCCGGTTCCTTCCCTCCGCCATCGACGGGCCAAAGCGGCGCGGCCCAGACCTCCCTCGATAACTTAATTGCAGTCTGTGCCACCCATTCAGATTCGGGCAGGTTCGTTCCCGGACCACCTTCATCCCACACCGTATCTCCCTTCTGCCAAATGTTATAAGGGATGAACTCTTTAACCACCGGGCCGGGCAGGGTTTTATACACACGGATGACCCTACGAAAGTACTTGCGCAGGTGTTCCTCTTCGAACTGGGCTACTTCTTCATATACCAGCTGGGCATCGTATGCCGTGTAGAAATGCTGGTCATAGAAGTCAGGGTCAAGCTTTTCGTTGCTGGGGTCAAACGAGCCAAGAGGGAGCGGGGCATACGCGGAATCCGTGGGTTCCACCCATTCCCGTGTAATCTCGTAGAAGTCCTTCAACTCTTCCGTGTCTGCATCCGGCCCCATGAACTTACCCGTAGCGGCAGTATCTTTCAATGTATAGCCGTCACGGATTTTCTTCATGTCCTGAATGTTATATCGGAACTGCTGTTCCGGCGGGACCATGTAGTAGAAACGATAAACGTGCTGTCTCGCCGCCTCATTGACGGGTTCGACATGCACGAGAACTGCATCCCGCATGAACGGGAGGAAGGTCGTACCTGCGGTGGGTACGAACGGAGTTCCCAATTCAATGGTAATCTCGCTGGGATTCTTGGCAATCCTCTCAACGAAGAACATCACGTTCTTTACCACAGGAGTGGGAAAGTTAATTATCGGCTCACCCATTGGCCTGTCAGGACTGAACCCATTGCGCCACGAGGAATCCGTGGTTCCAATGGGTATCGTCGGAGGCTGTGGGTTGGAGGCCGGAGTGTTAGGAATTAAGGCCATGTATATTGGTTTGATAGAACGGCATGATTGCACCGGGAAGCGGGGGTGTCCACAACATGTGCACATGTCCGTTCAACGTTAATTGCATTGGTTCTCCCCGCTGAAAACTTACTGTCTCGCCCCGATAATAGGTGCGGTTTGTTCTCCTGTCAATAACATATCCTCGTATGACAAGTAATTTATGGCTTCTCTCCGCGTCAATAATTCTTGGCAGTTGAACTTCTTCACGAGTTTTAACCTGTGTAACCGAAGAGGTAAGGGTCTCGCCGTCATAACGAATTCCTACTTTCCCTCGTAAAAAATAGGCCCATTGGTTTCTGGGCAGTTTTAGCTCACCCTCGCGACCAAGAGGAAGGGAGGCATAGAATTGATTCCGTGCATGAATCTTTTCGCCACACGCGCGAATTCGTTTTTGCAACTGACTAAGATTCCGAGACAACTCGTTTTCGAGTTGTTCCTGCTCGGGGCTTTTTCGGAACAGATTGAATAGTTTCATTTCTGTCGGAGGGGGGTGTATCTTGTTGCGAGATAGCGCAGAAGGCGCGGTCGATTATCTCTTCATGGTCGCTTCGTAGATTGTCTATTTTTCCATGTAATTGGTCTAGAGAATCATCCAACTCGGATATAACTCTTAGAGCTTCTTGCAATAATATGAGAAAGGACTTCTCCTTGTCAAGACTAAACTCTATCTTTTTTGAGAGGTACTTATATGCCAGCTTTACTGCCACGTAAATAACTCCCACAAATACGAGATATGCGGGAGACATTTCATCGACGATACGAGTGAGAAGCAAAGTCCACACGTTGCCGTCAATGGTGTTAAGCTGTGCGACGAATTTAAACACGGCGGCAAGGAATTACCTTGCCGCCATGTTATCATTTGGGGTTTAACGGGTCAAGAAAATTCCCCACTTATTTCCTTGACAACAGAGTTAGGGCGTAAGCATGTCGTGCATCGCATCGGTTCATCCAGCCCGTAAGGAACTTTTCCTTCACCGGATTGGCCCTTACAATGGAATGATAGCGGGCACGACAAGCACGGTCCAGCAAATCGAGGACTACCATTTCATCCCATGATTGAATGGCATGTGTCCATTTGGCTTGGGTATTTTTCCCCCACTTGCCGTCAATACCAATGTCGAGCATGCGCTGAACGACCTTAGTCGTTCCCGCCACACCCGTGTTGAAGGTCATGTCGCGAAGCATGAACTCAATGGCGTAGCATCCTGCAACTCCCTTGGCAACCAGTGGTTCCGTATTAGCGAGAACATAGCGGAGGCATTCATCCCATGCCGCTTCTCTATCGCCCCGGTCCAACATGGATTTGATTAGATTGAATTCCTTGGGTTCAATCCCATCACAGATACCGGCAATCTCCCACGTGCCGCCGCCGTCGCCAGAGGGGAGGCGAGTTACGCGCAGAGATTCCGGCCCGGTAATCTTGTAATCCTCCATGTTGAGAATCTTCTTAGCCATGCCCTTGCGGACAAGCTCTGCCGGGGACACGTATGCCGCGGATACCGGGGAATCGTTGGGTTGTTCATCAGGTACCGTGGATTCCGTGGGTTGTATCTTCTTCCATATAGCATCAATGGTCTTATCACCAAGGATACCGTCGGGCGTAGTTCCCGCCCACTTCTGTATTTCCTTTATCTTATCTTTCCTTGTCATTAGTTTTTTCTACTTTGATTCCATCTGAAGTTAGCTTCCCCAATGAGATTTGAAGGTTAATAATGTTCGCCATCGACTGGGCAATTTCTCTGGCCCAGCTTTCGAAGTGAAGAGTGCCCAATGGGGTGGCAATGTCCGTGAGAATGGTGGCAATAGCGTCCCCATTCATGGACACCCTCACGGCATCCGAGAATTCTTCTACCTTGGCTTTCGCGGGTAAGTGGTCGATTTCGTACCACATAACATCCTGTATCTCTTCGTCTTCATCATCCGCTTGGGGATATTGGACACGAACGACACCAGCAACATCCTCGTCGGACACTACCCGAAGGATAGACCCTGTTGGGATGCTATCCCCACACATGCCACATCTCCCCGTATCTATCCGAAGAACAACGTCGCCGCACTTAAATCTGGTCTTAACTTTTCCGGGTTCTACTTTCATTTTCGTTTTTGGTTTTGTTTATATCCGGTAATATGACATGCTCGTTGAGGTCTTCAACAATACACTTGGCCCAGCCCTCTACTTCCCAGCACATATCGACCTCTTGGTCGCCCAGCCGGTACTTGGTAGGTATGCGGAGAACGGGCTGATAGTTGAAGAGGATGATAGCCTCGTCCCGTGTGTATCGGACGAAGACTTCATGTTGGGTCTCTTCCACTAGCTCAAACTCATAGAAGGGGAACCGCTTATGTGTCCCATCCACGGTCTTGACAAGGATGCAACGGTCCATACCTTCCTCTTCTTGGACGTATACTAGGGAACCCTCCGCTAAACTCTCACGTATTTCTGGATGCCTTCCGGTGTCGATGAACCGAACAAGGTCCCCCTTTTTGAATTTGCGTTTGTTAGTCATTGAAGATTGGTTGTTCCTTTTCGACGAAGGTAATCCCCGTGTCGGATTCTTCCGTCGTGCATTTCTTAATCTTGTCACGAAGTTCGATTGCCATTTCGAGGGCGAAGTCTCTTGTCGGAAGTCCCTTCTCATCCTCATTCCTGTGATAGGGGAACATGGCAATACGGTAGTTTCGATGAATCACCGCAATGATTCCTGCTCGCGGGTATTCCATTAAGAAGGTTTCCAGCAGGTATTTATCGTTGGTCATTGTTGTTCCTTTCCCGTTTAAGTAGTTTGAATCCTTTTTCGGTTTCGATAATCGTGCTCTTCTCAATTTTGTGGGCAATCTTCGTTGCCAGTTTCTTTGCCGCGTCTCGCGTCATGAAGCCCCGTTCGTCCCACTCTGTGCAGTAGAAAAATTGGGCAACGGCAATCCCATCATATTCCACTTCGAACCCGCCGAGCATTTTATTCTCGAAAATTCTTACTTTGTCGTTCATGATTTATTCGTCTTGGATTGTACAGTCCGTCGGGCAAAGGTCAATGCCCCTTTCTGTCATAACAGGATTCGTGTGGATGAGATGGCGAGCAACCATCTTCGCCATTTCTACCGCCCTTTCGCGCGTGGGATAACACTGTTCCTTCTCGTCTCCCTCCCGACAATAGTTAAAGATGGCAAAGGTATCTCCATCATATTTCACCTTGAGGATTCCTACTCTCTTATTATCTACAATACTAATTTCGTTGGTCTTCTTCATTGGTCTATACATTGGCGGTTTCTATTTTTGAGGGGTCGCCGGGAATGGCAATCTCCCAACAGAAGGAGGCGATGAAATCGTTGCGAAGAGTTACCTCTTCTCCGACTTTATACCATCCATCGGGAAGGAGATAATCCCTCTTCATATCAATGGCGGCTCCTGCCTCTATTGGTTCCAACGCCATGAAACGGTAGTCCCATTCGCCGCTCTCGGTCTTGAACGATTGCAGGATGAACCAAGGGGTAACGTCAGCGGCTTCATTCCCATCCTCGGTTTCCTCCCCAGTGGGCGTTCCTACGACGCGGGCACAATAACCGTTCCTCATGTTCTCCAAGGCAACCCCGAAGGGCAGGTTGAAGTGAGAGAGGGAATAGGCAATAACGCCCCATGTCAAGGACCGGGCGCGGGAGCAAACCCCGTCAAGCCTTGGAAGTACCGTGGCTATTACTTCGGGGTTGCTCTCCGGGCCGTCGGAACAAAGAAAAAATTCTCGGACGCGAGTTGTTGTAGGCATGGGTTCTATTAGACGTAATTGTTCAGTAGTCCGTAAATCTTTTGAGCACTCTGCTCGAAGTCCTCTGCCAGTTTCCTTAGCGCGGGTTCATTCCCGGCAATGGTGTAGAGGTAGGGAACGATGTCATGTAGGATGACATTTCTGTACAGGATAATGCAATAAGTAGAAGTATCGGGCAACACGGGACGCACCAACATGGGCTTTACCATCCAGTCGCGGCCATGTAGTCCGAGATAGGTTTCAATGAAACTGTCGGCAATGCCGCCCAATTCTTCTACCGCATCATCGTATCGTTCATGATGGAATCCACTACTTGTCTGGTAATGGAGGACCTTCAATACGGGGTAGAGTTGCAGGATGTGGGATAAATCAAGTTGCATGGTTAGATGATTTGAAGAGTGAAGGGGAAGGTGCGGGTCCAGTCAACCGTATTGGAGAACTCAACAGTCATCCAGTAGGTCCCGACAGGATATTCGGCAGGGTCTAATTCAAATATATCGGTCGGAAGGATAATGGTGTCAGCAGTGCCTCCGGGTTTCACCGAGGACGTCATGCCAGACGCGACTGTCTTCCATACAGGCAAGGCTCCGGCGTTGAGCGGGGCTAACTGAATCTTCCATGCAAAGAGGCTTGACGGGGAGACGTTGACAAGAAGAGCAGAGGCATGGGAGAAATTAAACCGGAGGTCTCCCTTAAATCCTGCACCGAGAGGGAGGATGAGAGAGGACATTCCATGCTGAACTTCCAACGTGGGATTTACGCTTACCTGTTCATAGTTCGCCTTGCGAATGAACTGTCCGAGGCTTCCGTCAAAATATAATTGGTTCGTGTTCATGGTGTGAATGAAGATTAAATATTGTGTTTGGGTTTGTCAACCATAATCTGCACGCGGCGCGGATAATCCGCGGAGCATGGAGCGGTGCTTGCGCTCTTTTCCCAGCCGCGTTTCACGGCAATGTCGAGAACCTCCTTGTCGTATTGGTAGTCGAGGCTCACTCCGAAGTGTCCAGCGAACGCGTCATGATAGACATAATAGATACTTCTCATTTTCTTAATGGCTTTCAGGTCGCTATCGTGCCGGAACCCCCACACACTACCATCAACTATGCTGGTCCATGCAGGGTAGTATTCGATGTTCGTCCGCTTCATTCCCATGTATGCGGAGATGAAGATGACATCCTTCTCGGTAGCTATCTGGCTAGCCATAACGTCGAGAAGGTCCGCTTCGCGCACCGGGCATTGAGTATCGAGCACCATGATGTCCATTCCCGCATGCTCTGCGGCGATGGAGAGGATGGCTTCATCGGGTGCGTCAGGGACGCGGGCAACGTTCAGCCCCTCCGCTTTGGCCCATGAAAGAACGCCAAGGTCCTCGGACATGACGGTAATGCGCTCGCCGGGGATGTGCAGGGATTTAAGATAATTGACCGTGTAATGGATTAGGTTTGATTCCCTCTCCGGCCAATGAAGGGAGGGATTATACGCGCTAATGATGTAATGGATGTTGTTGTCCATGCCCGCCATCATACACAGAAGAAGATTCTGGTCAAGAAATTTTTAATTGGTATGACACAACCGCACACGCTAGTGGGTATGACACAACCGCACACGCTAGTGGGTATGACACAACGAAGGAACCCACGGAACCCATTGTGACCATTTGGCCGTGGGTTCCGTGGGTTCCGTGGGAGTTTAACGTCCTGACATTTCGATGTACGAAATCGATAAGCCAGTTGTACTGCTATATCAAAGTGTCGTGAACTGTAATCCCTTAAACCATTGATTCATTTGGGAGATTTCGGGAGCGGCAACGTAGGGGGTCCAACAGTAATAACTTCCAAGGCAGTCAACTTCTACTCCACCTATCGTGGTGTTCCATGTGACTGTTCGCATGGAAGCCTTATTCCCATTCGCCCAATATTTAATGGGGTAGCCTACATAGGCAAGTATCGAAAAGGTCTGCCATACACCAGAGGATGTTTTTCTCCCATACTTGAAGCTTAATTCGATACTTACATCCAGATAAACTGCTCCACTTTCTGATTCAATGTACCACATATTATCCATAAATCCGCTTCCATAATGTGGTCCGTATATACTGTTTTGGTATAGCCAGCCGTCGTCATAGTAGGGCCAATCGCGGGCTTCCTGCAATGTGACTTCATGCGGAGTAATTTCAGTTCCTTCCGGCACTCCCTGCCATGCGAACCAAAGTGCTGGTTCGTATACTCGATATTGAGTACGAGCATCGACGCCTCCGGGAATGCCATCCTGACTAGGCAACTTCGCCGGAAGCGCGATGGAATTAAATCCTTTCAATGTGTTGAAGACTTTCCACGCGTCCACAAGGTTCTTGCACTTAATCCCCGGTTTATGTGTTGCGTTTGGTGAAATAGCTACGGCTCGACCTAGAGGTACAGGAAGCCCGGAAACCGTGGGTCCTTGGGTTCCATACCACAAACTACTTTTATATTGTTCAGTGTAGTCAGGATTATTCTTCCTCATTAAAACCGAAATATCCTTCGACGAGTTCGTGGGGAGTAAGAGGTGAGACTTCATGGTGCTACGGTACTTACTTCTGCATATTGCCCGACACGTCCGCTTACTCCATCCACGTAGCCACTATACCAGACGGCGGCCAGTCCAGTATTGACCAGCTGGGATTTCACGGTTGCGTCAAGACTATTGTCCTGCGGGTTTCGCGTTACTGTCAGGATGGCAATCGCGCATTTGCTCTTACCCGTTCCCTCGGCACTCTCAATCGGAGTGATTACCTCCTTACCCTCCCACGGCTTATCATCAACAACCAGCTTGGCGTTCGTCACGGTATTGGCGGGCCAAGTGTATTCCCATTCAAGGAGTACGGGAAGTTCACCGTCGGTTACGATTTCCTTCTTAGCCGCCCCGTCTTTGAACCCGTCAATCTCCACCTTCTTCCGTTCGGTATCGCGGAAACCGCCCGGCTCGATAACTGCGTAGGTATGCCAGTTCTTGTTTGCGTCCTGCTCCTTAGTCGTCGTGACCTTGTATGGGAACTTGCCGCCGCCGCCGCCACCTCCACCTCCAATGAAGATAGCACCTCGGTGAAGTTGCTGGATATATCCGTTCCTGCCCTTGCTCATCCTCGCAATGGGGACGGAGAAGTCCGCGCTGGTATCTTTCTTGCTACTTACCGTAGAAGATTTGCGGTCACTCTTTACGTTTACGTACCAGATAATATCCTTATCCAATGGTGCCTTCTCTCCACTATCCACTGCCTTCAACGTCCCCGGCACACCACCAATTTCATGCACCTCATTATCATCAATGACAACACCGCAGGTGTACATGACCGCCGCGTTAGGTCCGGAATCCGTTGGGTCATACACGATGGAGAACATGCTCTCTTCCCGGTTGCGCATGAGGGGGTCATCATTATATACCGGAGTATGGAACGTCCCTATATCACTATCCCCATAGACAGGGGCAATCGGGTCCGGCATCGAATCAAATGGCGGGGCCTCATTAAACATCTCCGTGCCCACGGGAACCGAGGGTACGGGATGATTAAAGAGGTCAGGAGCTTGTGGAATCTCTTGATACTCTTCTGCCATATTATTTGCAGTATTCTTTGGAGGGAATTACTACCGGACCTGCATCCGTCTTGGGCTGTTCCTGCGTAAAGGTCAACCTTCCGGGACTAACGATTACACAGGATTCTCCATTGCAGATAACTGCGCGGTCCTTACTCACATCTGCGTAGGTGCAACTACTCTGCCCCAATGCTCCAAACATGGCTAAAGCTCCAAGGGCGGCACTAATAATCCCGGAGATGATAGTCTTGTACTTGCCGGGTACGCCAAGGGCGACGCAGTACTTCGCCGTCAGCTGGGCAAAGATGTCAGCCTCTCCCTTGATTAGTTTGCCCGCCATATTCATGTAGGGCTTCTTCTTTACCGCGGTGAGCTGGTCCCACGGGGTTGGAAGTTCAGCCATGCTATAGAGCTTGGCCGCGACTTCTGCCTGTTCATCGAGATTGTTCTTTTCCATGTTGTTGATTAGATTGTGTGTGGCCGGAAGATGTCACGACAGAAAGTGATACCTTTCGGAGTTAGTTTACTTTTAGTTTGTTTCCTCGACCCCCTCACTCCCTCGTATTCAAGATACCCCTTTTCTTCCAGCTTGCGCAGGATAGAGTAAAGAGAAGATATGGGAATGCGAGTGCCCTCACTTATTGTCGGATTCTCATGTTTCTGCTCGAAGCCATTGGCGTGCATGTACAGAAGGACACGAACATAGTCGAGAGGGAGCGAAGGGTCAAGGAGGTCAATATTCAGAAGGAGACCGAGCAAGGTTTGTTGATTGCTCTGGCCCTTCTGTACGGTTCTGGTTGTGGAGTAGGTCGTTCTCATACGTCAGAGCTATCTAAACCTAAATGGGACAACAAGTCAACCAGATTGTACGCGAATCGTGTCCTACGACCGCGAGGGTCGCTATCATCACGATACCGTACACGTTGAACTTTGCCCCGCTTGAATAGGGTGGTCAGATACGCAGGGGACTTTAGTCCCGTAGATTCCAATGCGGTAGCTACATCAACGTACCCTTCCGGGATACTGTCATATAGGCCTTTGACCTGCATCTGAATATAGTCATTGGCTCCTTCCCCTTCCCAGTACATGGTGTGGCCGCAACGAACGTGTTTGACCTTCAATCGGTTCAGGGCGTGAATTACCCACACGGAGCTTCTCCCAATTTTATCGGCAATCTCCCCGGTGGCAATGTAGCCCTTCGGTATATTCTTTACCGGGGGAGTACTATGCCGTGGCCTCCGTGGATGTTTCAATCCGGGATGGACGATTAGTCCTCTACTATTGGTTCTCATGCAGGGGTAAAGTCGTTGTCGTTATTATTGTTCTCGATGATGTAGTAGAAGAGAATACCGAGAAGGAATCCGATTAGTGTGTACATACGTTTAGCGTGAGAGTTTCGTTGCATGGTTCAATGCGTCATTGGGAATTAGGAGAATTTCATCCGCGGTCGTATATCCACCGTTATATGGTACGACGAAGGAGAATCCATCCGCGATGAGCTTGTCGATAAGCTCTGTGTCCGAGAGGATAGCAAGGAGAGCCGGGGACATGAGTTTCTCTCCAAGAAGGAAGTTACGCAGTTGTTTAATTTGTCCAATGTATGGAAGGTTCATGAGATGAAATGTTATGCGGCGAGGTCTCCCTCCGCGATTAGTATGGAGTTAATGGGGAGGACGAATCTTCCCCCGCTAATGGTTATCCAGTGGTTGTTCATTTTTCTTGGGACTTCATAGTTAATACGAAGCTATTCCAGTGGGCCGCCGCTTCTTCGCGAGTGCGGCCATGAATGGAAATGCTATGAGGAAGAAGCTTGGCCCCGTTGCAGACGACGTAGCAATGTTCCTCTCCGGGGTAGATGGTTTCCTCCACGACCTCCGGGATTTCTCCGCAGTACGGGCAAGGACGTGGATGGGCATTGCATTCGTTCACGAACCGGAGGGCCGCTTGCTTCACTCTTTCGGTAAACATATCAACAATATACTTCGGCACGATTCCTTTGAGGCCGGAACCCACGGTGCCTTCGTCCCCGGATTCCGTGGCTTCCTCGTAGTTCAATGGATGGTCCAGCCCCTCGTCGAAACAGGAAGCACAGGGTCCCGTGGTTCCGGGCAAGTCCCCGTACTTACAGGTAGCGCAGGGGGAGAGGACATCCTCTTCATCCTCTTCCGCTTCTTCATATTCCGGGTACTCAATTCCCCGCTCCTGTTGGCAATGAGAGCATGGAGGATTGCAACGGAGGTTATCCCGGTGAGTGCAAGTATTGCACGGTTCGATGACATCATCGTTCTCGTCCGTACCTTCGGCACATGGCGCAGATTCATCTGGGGTATAATTCTGATAGCCGTTGCAGGAGATGCAGGGTTCCTCTTTGATAGATACCCCCTTATGTTTACATGTCAGACAGGTAGGACCAGCCATCTTGGCTTCCTTCTGCTTTGCTTCTTCCCGCTTCATCATCTCCATCTCTACCAATTTGTTGGTATCGGAGGTGAAGCTGGGAAGTCCGGGAGTGAGAGCACACTTCTGGCAGGGGGATTGCACCAGCAAGGTATCACGGAATTTGCAGAGGGAGCACCTCCGTGCATCCTCGCTTGCCGCGGTGTCCGTGGATTCCGTGGGTTCACTGGATTCAAAGTGGCTAAAGTACATGTCACAACTGGCGCAGGGTTCCGCGGTTTCAGGGAGGTCACGGTATGCGCAGGTCCAACAATTTGGTTCGTCGTTCATTTTCTCTTGATGTGTTTCTTAATGGTTTCGATTACCCACAGGGTGAATAGGGCGAGTGCGCACAGAGCAATAGCACCCCATGCGAGGATGTCAGTAATACCAACAAATATCGTCATAGTTAGTCGATTAGTTTAAGGTCAAAGAACATAACGGTGTTGAAGTAGTTGGTGGTCACTCCATCGATAGCTACCCAGCCGTCGCTGTCTTCATCATCGTAAACCGCGTACTCCTGATAGGGCATAGGCTCTTCATCGTAGCTTACCCAGCCACGAGGAACGAATTGTACCCTATCCCCTCTCTTGAACGGTCGCCGGGGTTTGGCGGTGTTATTGCAACCAGCGCGGACAGATTCTTCTGGTGCATCTAGAATTTCCTCCATCTGGTTAGCAGAGGCCCACTCCGCTAATCCTCCCGAATAGCGTACCTTGTACGGGTAGGAAGAACGTTCGTTGTCGATTTCCACGACGCGACCGCAAGGGCCGTAGTCGACGCGGACAATCATTCCGAGTTTTACTTTGTTCTTCATGGTTAGAATTTGATGTTTGGGTATTCGCGGTAAAGTCGATAGCGGGTCATCCACATGAAAACCCCCGTGGTTATGTAGTTAGATACAACAATAAAGAGATACCATGCGGCAATCCATGCGGAGATAAGAGAGAGGACATAAAGCGGAGGTGCGGGAAGAGTGAAGAGGCACTCGGCAATGATACTTACAGTTAGTCCGATTAGCCCAAAGATAACCCACTGAACCGAGGTATTGAAGATATGGTTGTATATGTTCTCCATTTCCTTGCGCTCATATAGGGTATACTCGCTTCCTCTCGTCCGGTAGCTATTGGTCTCAATGCCAATGAGCTTCAAGTGAGCTTTCAGCCTCTTGGCCATCTCGGTGAGGGCAGTACCTCCTAAGCCGCGGAAAGCTACACCCGCAAGCGCGAAAAGGCCCGCAAGCGCGAAGTATTGTGTGGTTGATAGATGCAATGCGTTCATGATTGTTCTCCTTCATGGTTACTCGGCTTGCTCCATTCCCCACGGCCATTCAACTATCCTGCCGGGTTCAATGCTTCGTCCGTCTTCCAACAGGATGTGCATGGAGACGCGGGTTCTTCCTGCAACGATTCCGGTATGCCGACGGAACATACCGTCGAAGTACTGGATTTCGGCACCGGGTTGAAGACGCAGAACCGGAGGACAATGGTCAATGAAGAATCGAGCATTATTCCATGCCTCTTCATACGCTGTCTCCGGGTCATCGTTATCACATCCTTGCACGGCCAGTGAGCAACTCACACATTGAATGAACTCGTAGTTACCCTTCCGTCTTTCTTCCAGCAGACCCCCGCAGATAGGACAGAACAGGGAAGGTTGTTCTTCCTCTGGGAATGCCTCATCAAAGGCCTTCTCAACTACTGCTTGCGATTCTTCGGATTCATCGCGAAAAGAGAATTCGCTCTTGGTAGGAATGTTCGTTGGGGCCGTGGTATTGGCTTTAACTATTTTCGGGCTAAGGTCTGACATATAAACGTGTGTCAAGCCATTGGCCTCGTCAATAATAATCTTGGTTATCTGTTTGGTGTTTGATGTCTTGGACATGGCACCACCATATAATAATTTTATTATTTGTCAAGAAATTATTTCAATAAAAATCCCCGGAGGGGTTAGCCTCCGGGGCGATGTGCTACTTGCGCTTCCAGCCAAGTAAGTCAAGAAGTTCGAGTAAGCTCATGATTATCATCCTTTTGTGAAGAAGTTAAAGAAGGATAGTGTACCACTATCAGTGAGTACGAACTGGGGATATTGGTCAGGGGTAAATATTTTTGTACCCCCGGAATCCCCGGTAGCCTCGACAGTCAGAAGGACTGCGGGCACCTTGTCCGTCGGGCTGGATGGGGATGGAATATCTCCCAATCGTGCCCAAACTTGGCACGCTTGCCACTGTTCGTCAAGAGCGGCAATGGCCTCGATAGCCTTGGCTATTGCAGGTATCTGCTCCTCCGGAACTGTGGTCTCACTGTACTGGTCAAGGTGCGTAAAGCCCAGTGCGTCCGCGTAGATTACACTCATAATGAGCTTGGTCCAGTCGCCGGGCTGTGGGAATTGAATTTGTATTTCTGCGTTGTTCATGCCTGTTCAAGGGGGATGTTAATATCTTCGAAATCCGTGGTTTCCTCGGATTCAATACAGTTGCGGGATATCGCATCCAGACCATAGAAAACCGGATTAACATTTCCGGGATGGTAATAGGTGTACTCTCCGGTTCCCGCATAAACAGAAACGTCGCCAGCCGCATTATTCACCACATCAGTCACCCATTGGGAAACACCAACCCCGGTTTCAAAATTACTGACGCCGCGGCATGTGGCAATTTGATACAGATTATTCCCCTGGCCTCCGGTGAGCATGAGCCAGAGCGCTCCTGTATCTTCATACCTGGCAATACTGGCGACAGATTTTTGTTGATAGATAATCTTGGCAATCGTCCACGGAACAGGCTCGTTCTGACTGGCCGGAACAAAGCTGGTTGTAGTCTTAACCTGCCAGCTGTCCGTATTGTTAAGCGCAAAAATCTCACGCACCCGCACCGTATAACCGTTGCGGTCCGTATTTCTCACGTTATCAAAAGTAATATCCAGAATTTCGCCGTGATTGTAAGCCAAACCGTTTGCCGGGATAATACTGTAAGAATCTATGGAAAGGTCGGGACGAATCGTCTTCCCGCCGCGGCCGATACCAAAGGACAACTTTGCGGCATTGGTAGCGCGCCAAAGGAAAGAGAACCCGGCGAAACTGGAATAATTCCATTGAGGGTTGCTCACCTCAAATCTCGCCTGAATGGTCGAATGAGTACCCTTGGGAACCTTAATACCAGCCAAATGGTAGGGAACTGTTTTGGTGACTGTCGAAGATCCTGACGCGGTAATGGCATCCGTATTGAGGAAAGCATTAGAGGTCAGGATGCCCGTCACGCCGGCCATGCCCGCGGCGTACAGGCGATTAACCGCTGACGTATCCGTTACCGCCCCCACGGCCAGAGGAATATTCACCCCTCCGTTGGCGTTAATAGCCCCCGCCGCCGTCAGACCTCCGGCCAGCGTCATGTTGCCGGAGGCGTCCACTTCTGGGATGGCCTCAAGGACCTGCTGGGCTTCTGTGGCGGAGTTGGCCGCGCTGGTGGCGGAGGTCGCGGCACTTTCTGCTGATTTTTCCGCTTCTTTTTTGGCATTCTGAGCATCGTTCCTGGCATTTGAGGCTTCTTGAGCAGCGGATTCCGCCCGTTCAGCAGCATCCACGGAAGGATCAATAATTTTCACCTCTCCTTCCGCGGCGTCAGGAATCATGATTTTCACGTCTCCAATTGTAACCACATCTTCACTGCCCGGCGGCGTAACACGGGAAGCGGCATGGATTTCCCCTTTAATCAAGGGGCGCTCCGCCCCATCAGGAGAGGTCATGAAAAGGTCATAAGCATGCGTTCCGGCCTTGAGAGGGCTCCACGACAAAAGAGCCGTATTGGCATCTACAGGCTCGCATTTGATGGCGGCGGCGCCAGGGCCGCGGACAGCACAACGAAACTCATGGCTGGAAATATCTTTTGCGGCGCCGGCACCGTCCACAAAACGAAGCGTCACCGATTGGGCAATGCCGCTGGTAGTGGCCATGTCAAACGGGGCTGCCTGACTCAGAATCATCATATACTAGTGCGCGCCCGTTGCGCTTAAATCATCCGGTGAATCATGGCAAAAATCACCGCCATGCAGGAACAGTCCCACATGTGGGAATTATTACCGGACGCAAGCCATTTGAGAGAAACCCTCCCCGTGCGCTTGTCTATGGACTCCTGTTTGCTTTCAGCCTGCATCTGCTTGATGTACTCGGCAGAAACATCATGGGGAACCTTGAAATGCCCCGATTTAATCCGCGCGGCAAGAACGTCCTTCGCCCGCTGGGAAGAAAAATTGAAATGAAGGCATTGTATCCCCTCCACCATGTGCCTCTCAAGAGGCGCATAAATCAATTTAACCCCCCGGCCCCTGATTTTATGCACGTATTCTTCCTTGACCGTCCCATTCATGGAAAACCAGTGATGAAGCCCGCATATCTTCCGCACAGCATCCGTATCAAAAGCGCAGTCCAAAGCAACGCAATGATCAGGCACGTTAAACTCCGCCTGTTTACGTTCAATATCCTCCAACGTTTCAAGACGCCCCTCTGAAAGTAAATGGAAAGCCCCTCCGGCATCCACGCCGTAAACAGTATGCCAAAAGTGCCCTTTCTGGACATCTACCGTTAAGAAGCGCGCCCGTTCGTTTTCCACGGCGTACCCCGCCATGCTTTCCTCCGTGAGCGGGATTTTCAACACGTCGTCTTTCTCTCCCAAATCCACAATATTTTGAGCAAGCCGCTTCTGGATAAACTTTTTCAGCGGTTCTATATCCCCGTTCCTCTTCTTTTTATTGGCCAGGATCCATTCCACGGCCAAATCCGCCCATGATACCCAGTAACAGGCCAAAGCATTAAAATTGTAGCTCACGATCTCCGGCAAGGCACTCGTATTGCCGGAAAACACGTACTTGCCGCCGCCGGCCAGATGGCGCCGGTTGTGTACAGTATCCTCTATTTCGTGCAAACACCGGGGACAAACCATTTTGACGGATTCCTTAAAACGTTCCCAATCAATATTTTCTTCTTTGCTGTAAATGACATCCCGCCAGTCATAGGCATTCCACTCCTGGCAGCCGGGGCATTGCCAATGGTAATGGTGGATGCGGCCCTTTCCGTACTCGTCAACCCAGTCCGTCCCCTTGTCCCCTCCCTGGGAAACCATCAGGATTTTACGGTTGAACCGGTCATGGTGGCGGGCCAGGAACTCCCGGACCATTCCCTTTTCCCACGCCCACATTTCATCACCAATCAAATACCGGCAGGACTTCGACTGCAACTGCCCCTTGGTAGCGGAGACCATCCACAAGTTCATGTGCGGAAAAAGGATCTCCGTTTTCCTGGACGCATGCCTTTTCTTCGGCAGCAAGTTTTTTAAAGCCTTATTATCCCGGAATGTGGGAAAAAGCCTCGTTTCCGCGAAATCGGAGGTTTCCTGTTCATTCTGGAAAGCGACCAAGGTATTCCCCGCATCATTGGCAATGAGGTAATTAAGCAAGCCGACGAACAATGTCGACTTTCCGGAACCGGTGGGAGCCATCAGGTTAATGTGCCTGACCGTGCCGTCATTCAGGAATTTGTCAATGGGTTCCAGCAGAAACGGGCTCAACGTAAAATCAATATGGGTAGACCGCGCCGATTGCTGATCTATCACGTTTTCACGTATCCATGCTATCGGCTCCACGTCCATTCCCGCGGATACGTTATCCGCGAAAAGATTCAGAAATCCGGCAGCCTTTTCAACGTCTCTCATTGTTCCGCCCGGCTGATTATCTTGATCTGGGCCCTGGATTCTTCCGCAATGGAATACAGGGCGGCCTTGATTTCCTCCCGCAGCACGGGAACCATTTCCGCAGCCGTCAATCCTTCCAGCTTCCCCGGCAGTTTATTTTCAAATGCCTGGAGAACGCCTTTGGTAATACTGGCCAGATGTACGACAAGCTCATTCACATCTTCCATGTCCACCAGCCGGGCCTTATCCTTTTCAAGCTTCACGCGGGCCTGTTCAGCCTGCAAATTCTTGTAGGTAATTTCCGCAGCAAGTTTCCTTTTTCTCAGTTCCGCTACCCCTTCCTCCGGAGCGTTTTTCCCAATTTCTGGAGAAGCAGGTTCAGCAATTGGATTTTCCTTCCTCCTGGCTTCAATCAGCTCCCGGATTTGCGCATGCGTCAAACCACGCTTCACGTGGTACGTGATCGTGCTTTTATTGACGCCCAATTGCCGGGCAAGTTCCGCCTGTGAAATCCCTGCCATTATTCCCTTCTTTACATATTATTATATCATGATATATTGATATGTAAATACACCAAGCATGGAACCGCAACAGTCATACTACACAGCACATACGGATTTTGAGTATCCGGAAGAAGGGCAGGAGCAGGAAAACGAATTTCGGGAACGCGCCCTTGAAATGATCCGGATCATGTCCCTGGCCCTGTATCACGTCATTAACAGCCGCACTCCCAATGTCACCGCATTCGGCGTGGCATACGCTCTGGGGTTGACGTCTGTGCTCGGAAATGAACGCATGGCCCAGAGGGCGCGGAAACTGGGCGTGCATAAAGCGGCCATTTCCCGCGCTGCTTCCAAATTCCTTGCTGAGAGCGGACTCCCGCCCTCCCTGATGATGCAGCAGACGGAACATGCGGCCATGAAGCGCCGCCCTGTCAAAAAGCTGGAGGCACCGCGGAAAAAGACGCCGGAACAAATCATGAAAGCATACGGCACGGGAAAGAAACGTTTTGAGGAAAACCAGATGATTCTGGATCTGTTCAAAGCCTGAATCCTTCCGGTTCACCCGGGTGAAGGATTTCCCACATGATACGGGCGCAAGCTTCCCGGATGGTACAGCCTGATTGCTGGATGATCGGCTCATAAAAATCCTGCTGTCCGCAGTGAACGGCAGACACGCGGCGGGCCAGTTTCGCCAGCTTTGATAACTGGCCAGAATCACATGTTCTGATGCCGATCAGGTACTTGCCTCCCTGGAACTCAATGACATCAGCCCCCTTGCGGCCGTACAGGTACAGAGCCAGCCTGGAAACGGTCACGTCCTCCGGATAATCCTGATTGCGTGTCGGGAATTCACGCGTTACCAGGACATCAAGAGCATCACTGATGAATTTCCGCGTTACCCAATAACATACTCCGGACCAGGCGAATGGAACGGCGCACTGATATCCCCCTGCCAGTTTCCTGCGCTCAAACAGTGATTTCCGTATTTCTTCAAGGGACATCAGCAGTGTATCAGCGTCTATTTTGATGATGGGCTCCCGGCCCGGGATATCACGCATGCAGGACAACATGCCGCGGATACATTCGAGGCCATTCAAGTTCCTGTTGCGTTCAAAATAGGTCTTTTTGTAAATGATGTCCCTTCCCCTTGGGATGTCTTTTCTTGCGAGAGGGGCTTTTCCGTCGTCAAACAGGTAAATCGTACAATCAGGATCAACCCGGCGGATTTGACCAACGCACAATTCAAGGCATTTATAATCTTCTCTATAACAGAATATTGCGTAATTCATTTTTATTAATTTATTGGTGAATAAATTTTGGAAGTCACAATCCATTCCCCCTGCTGGATATAGATTTTCCCGTTTTCGTCCCGGTGCAGGCGTAAGGCGTGGTCAGTGTCGCAGGCCAACGCTGTCCAGGAATCGCTGATCAGGGCTCCGTCCCCGCCGCCGGTCGTGTTGGACGTATCGACCTCAAGATCAAGCTGTCCATTCCGGTCATACAAGGCAATAGTCGTGCCGTCCGGCAGGGTGTGAGGATCCTTGACATAATCCAGCACAACATACTTCCCATTTTTCCGCAGGGGCGCGCGAAAGCTCAATTCTTCCGCGTCGCCTCCAGGAGTGACCGCAAGAGACAATACTCCCCTGGTGGCCCTGGACAGTTTGATTTTCCACCCTCCCCATAAATCATGCTCCGTATCATCAATTGTCAAATCCACCTCGCCTTTCAATCCCTCCTGCGACACACTCAGGTCAACAGGGATTCTTCCCTCTTGCCCCGTTGAAGAAGAAACCGTGGAATCAATCCTGACCTGCAGGATTTCCGTCTGGATGTCATGGCCATCCGCCCCTTTTTCCGTTTTCCATTCAAGGCCGTCTCCCGGCTGCACCTGCTGAAAACTCCGTGAATCTTTGATTCTCACGCCAAGCCTGACCGGCCCATCTTCTGCCCCGCCCTCCCCTTTCCCCTTTTTCTGCACCAGCCATACCTTCAAATTGCTGTCGGCACCCAAATCTTCTTCTTCTTCACTGGAAGATTCAATATTCAGAGTCAGTTCCTTTTCGGTCTCTTCTTCCTTTTCGTTCTCTTCTTCCTTGAGTTCCAGCGCGCACAAAGGATCCGTCTTGAGCTTGAATTTCTCAAATTCCCATTTGATTGCATCCCAGTTGATACAGGTAATTCCTTTGTGCCTGTAGATAATGGATTGGTCGCGTTCCTCAAACTCGCCAACAATAATGTAGGCCTCACCCTCTTCTGCCCCCGACGGTTCTTTCCCTTTTTCCAGGATTGCAACATATGCCTCCCATGTGTCCGGATCATAGGTCACATGAACCCACACCTTATCGCCTGATTGGAAGGTTGCTTCATATTCGCTGATTTCCATGCATTCCGTTTTCAGCGATATTTTTTCTTCCTGTTCCTCTTTGTATGCGGACAACAGCACTCCCCCGGAGATCTTGCCGGAAAGGCTACCTTCCTCATCATCCGTGATTTCCACCAAATCAAAGGCCAGGGGGCGGGAACCGCGCTGATAAGGGGAAATGAAAACGTTCTGCCCGCCGCCACCGCGCAAGGCTGTTTTGCCATGCGCGGCCGCATTGACGGCATTTGTAAGAGCATTGGCCCAATCCGCCTTAATTGGGTCGCCCTTGGTGATATTATCCATTTTTGTACAGGTCCGCAGACCAGCCTCCGGGGTTGGATTGGGTGTATTCTTCCGTAATTTCGTATTCCCGATTGCCTACTTTGTGGACGGAATACCGGGTAAAGAGGTAATCAAGCTTATACCCTTGCACGTTCGTTGCGCCTCCAAACTCGCCGCCCTGGACAATTTTACCCACGCGTTCCACCTTGGACGGTTCCACACGGCGCGCCGTGTAGGTTTTCGTGATGACCGTATTGTTCTGTGATATTTTTTTATACCCGAGCGTGATATACGGCGTGATGGGCGTAACGGGCAATTGAATATGTCCCGGCGTTTCGTCTTTTTCGCATTTCAGCCGGTACTGTCCATTGCTGCACATGACAAGGCCGCCGGACAAATAAACGGCCAGAATCAGCATATCCCCCTCCGGATATTTGCTGCTTCCGTCCGGATTCCGCAGCTTGTAATAGCTCAGCAAGGGTTCAAGAGTCATATTTGAACGGTCGCTGATCTTGACTTTGTATTTCTCGCTCGCCTCACCTCCGCCTTCCGGATCATCCGGGGATGGGTTGCCCTCTTCATCCTCTTTGACACCTTCGGATGGATAGGAGTACGTTACGGTGACCTTGTAAGCCGTCGGAGAATGTAGGGAGATTTTATACCCCGTCGCCACCATGCCGGGAGCATTAGGATTGGTTGACGCGGCCGCCCATTTGGGACTCCGGAACCCGGCAATGGGAACAATTTCCGATTGCGAGACGGTACGGTTCACTCTGTATGTCCCGTAGGCCTGGTGGCTACCGGCATCCGGCGTAATGTCCGTGTTAATCCGTAAATCGTTTGTCCAGATCATGAGCCAATAATCAAAATTCCTTCTTCCAAAATCTGGGAGAAGGATTGCGTGGTTTCCATGTTCCGCCCATAGGTATTCTTGTCTTCCCCCATCTTTACAAAATTGCCGCCTCCCGCAGAAATCAATGATTGAAGGGCGGCATCAGGCCCCTTTCCTTCCGTGGTCGTGATGGAATAGGAGCAGGATCTTGTGTAATAGTCAGTGATTCCCTTATTAATGATCTTGTTGAACAAGTCAGAAAGTTCCTGGGAGTATTTAACACCCCCCAGGCCGAAATCATACGGATCTTTCCTTTTCAGCCTGGAATCAATCTTCAATGATTCAATATCCACGCGGCCCGACATAATTGCTTCATAAGCTTTCTTCAGATCCGGATTATCCTGAAACATGGATTTGAAATCCGGATGGTCAAAGATGCTCTTGCTCGCCACGCCGGCCGTAAATTCCCAGGTGGTTTTCGTGTCTTTGGGGTCAAAGTCCCATGTGTCCGGATCTCCGGGTTCCGGATCGTCAGGATCTTCATCCTCCTGCGGAGCGTCTTTTTTAAAGGTACAGGATGTTTTCCACAAATCCGCCATCCGTGAATGCTGGTAACCGGACAGGGTCAAATCCGTGAAGCCCGGAACATGACAATGCAGAGAGAAAGAAGGCGTGAATTTCTCCCCGGGGGGCGCCACGTAAGAAACGCTTGCCGACCAGGAGCCATCATCAGACATGGATGCTTCAAAGTCTCCCTGCCATCCGTACCCGCCTGTGTGTTTAATATCCTTGTTCATGTCAGCTAAAGAGGGCAACGCCGCCTTTCTCGGCCTTTTCCGCAATCGTCCTGAGGTATTCGTTGGAAGTCTTCACTTCCTTTGTGAGGGAGTCCACGGCAGCGGAAAGACCGGTATCCCCATTCCCCAATCGGTTAAAGAGGGAACCGAAACCAGACCCCACACGGGATACGCTTGAAAGCGTCTGCTGTACTGCGTCAAACCGCGTTTTAAACGCATCGGATATTTCCTGCGCCCGCGCCCTGGAATCCTCTTTTTCCTTTTTCTCCCTTTCCCTTTTGTCCTCAATCTTGTATGTCAGGGAAACCTTCTGTTCCGCCAGCCCCAGGGCGTCATGCTCATTCATGCCGCTTTTCACGAGGGATTGCATTTCCTTCCGCACATCCCGCTGCTTTTCCAGTTCGCGCCGCTTTTCCTTTTCGCCGTCAAGTTCGGCCTGCATGATGGCAATTTCTTCCTGCGCATCCTGTCTCAAATCATTAACGGCTCTGTTCTTTTTATTTAATTGAGCGTTAATTTCCCGGATGGAGTCAGCAACAGATAACAGCTTTTCATATCTCGTGGCTGCATTAAAATCTAATGAACCTTCCTGAAATTTCCTTTCCAATTTAGTCAATTCTTCTTCGAATTCATTGATAGAATTAAGATGAAAAGAATCCAAGGAACTTGTTAGCAATTGTTGCAAACCTTCCTCTGTCAGGCTTTCCGTATTTTTTTTCAGTGGTTGGTTAAGTGTTTTTTCTCGTGTCGAATGCAGCTTTTTCATTGCTTCGCTCAAATCTGATGCAGCTTTTGCCTCCTTTCTGTTTTTTTCAATAATTTCATCAATGGATTCTTTTTCATCGCCAAGAAGTAAACAGCCGCGGTTAATCTCGGAAAGTAGCTCATCCCTAAGCTTTAGTTCCTGCTTCAAGGATTCTATTCTCTGTCCGACTTCTTTTCCGTTATACCTACCGGTACCCCCACTTGCATCAAGATAGCGTTGAGCTGCTCCTATTTGATTCACAAGCTCTTTTCTTTCACTTTCCAACTGTTCGCGGACAGCATCAACGTCTTCTTTGCTTTTCGCTCCTAAAATAGAATCTTGCGAGGTCTCAACAGACTGAGCAAATTCCTCAAGATTTTTGAAACTCGCCTCAAACTTATTTAAGTTGTCTACATTTTCAAATGCCCAATTGTCTGAAAAAAGAGCAAGAACGTGATTAGAAGCTTGATGCCAAATGTATTGCCACCCGGCAACAGATGCCTCCATAGCCGAAAGATCTTTTTTATTTTTTGAATAAAGATTAAAATTAACAGCGGCGGCGGATTCTATTTGTTTAGTCAAATACTGAAATGCAGCAGCCAGATTGTAAACTTTTTCACTCATCAGGTCTCCTACAGCATTTTCAAAAGTAGCCTTGAGCGTTTCCCATGAACCGATGGTCGTATTAGACAATGCGGAATTCTTCCCGGAAAATTCCGCGTCACGCATTTTCTTCATGGCATTCACGTACTGGTCAGCGGAAATTTCCCGCTTCTTGGCGAGCTCAACAACCTGTCTTTCCGCCACGCCCATTTCTTCCGCCAAAGCCTTGATAATGGGAATGCCCTGATTCTGCAGCTGGTTAATGGCCCGTGAATCGGCAAATCCGTTTGCCATCACCTTCGCCCATGAATTGGAAAGCTGCTCTGCGGAAATCTTTCCGGACGCGGCAATATCTGCAAAAACTTTCGACCAGCTCATGATAGCCGTATTATTTGTCCGAAAATGCATGGCCAGGTTTTGAGCGGCTTTCCCTAAATCGTCCAGGCTAACAACGCCATTTGCCGCCAGATGATCAAGCTGGGACTGCAAATCCCTGGCCGACTCAATATTTTTTGTATAGGAAGATAACTGTACCGCCATGTATTCATCATCCATCGCGTCATTGATTCCTGTTTTGACAGCGCTCCATGCCGCCCCAAATCCTGCCGCGGCAGCGCCGGCAGCCGTAATTGCAGGCAATAACTTCTTGAAAGACGCCCCCAATCCCTCTACGTCAGCCTTACCGCCCTTAGCAACACGCATATTTGCCGCCTGCCCCGAGGTCTCGCGGATCTTTTCCTTAATGTTCTCCAGTTCTTTGAGCAATTCCGAAGAATCTCCGGAGAATTTAAACTTTACGGCACTCATTCTTCAACATCAACAGGCTTGTTAAACAGAGCGTCCAAACGCTCCAAATCAGCATGATCCACCTTCCGGGCATGGGTGTAATAACAGCTTACGCCATTTGCAACACATTCGCTCATCAGGAACTGCAGGATCATGCTGTAGGGAATATCATATTTAATGTAATTTAAGGGATAGCCCGTTTTCGACGCAATCGCCCAAACCACCTGGATAAAATAGTCCGGCCTGTCCCCTCCCGTTTTTTTTTGGAGTCCTCAACAGTAAAAGCGGCTTCATCAACCTGCTGCGCCTGCATACCTAACAGGGATGAAATACGCTGCATTTCATCAGGGCTTAATTCATATTTGAATCTTCGGACGGCTTCCTTAAACGCTTCAAGGCTCATGGACTCAAGCGTTTCAATATCCTCCGTATGAATATAAATATATTCCACAATGCAGCCCAGATTCATGCTCCCGTCCATGAATCCACAGTTAAACCGCTGCATCAGCTCCATGCTCCCAATAGACAGGGGACGGAGCTTCAAGGCTTTTTCCTCATCTTTCATCATATTCCAACACTCAAGAGTTCAAACGCCCCATGATTTCCATTTTATCCTCTTCCGGACAATTCTCCGGAATTAAGGCGACCTTCTCCCCATCCCTGGAACGGATACAGGCTATTTTCCGGAATCGAGAAAGGCCAGACAGAATGCCGCGGCGGCAATCAAAGGCCGCCTTGACCAGGGCAAACGGATCTTCCGGATTGTTCTTCACAAAATCAGGATCCTTCCACTTCCTGATCATTTCCCGCGTCTCCAGGGTATCCGTAAAATAAAAAACCTTCCGTTCTCCCCGGTCTGTAATGATTATCTCCGCCCGCTTGGCGATAGGGGCTGTAGCAGCGAGCAAAGCGCTGGCGAGATTAATATCTTCAATATTGATTATATTATTCATGTTCTGTCTATTATATTATTTTTTGTTTGAGGGGAGGGGAGGCGTGAAGCTCACCTCCCCTTAAATTTGTCATTCGGAAGCAATATCCGGATTCAGAGCAACGATATTAGGACCATAAGTAGCTTTAACCGTGAAACTCCTATAATTCTGCGTCTCCATCTTCACATCCACGCTCTTGCAAATGGCCTTAGTCACCTTTGCCGGAATTTCTTCACCGGAATTCTTGATGCAGAGATTCAAGACATCAGCATGCACATCAACAATATCGCCAATGTGGGGCACTTCCGTGCCAGTCTTTCTCATATAGGCTTCCCAGGTAATTTCACAGCGGGAATCATAAAGCGTGTTCCCCTCCATCAATCCCTTGTCCCCAGTAAGTTCTACATCACCTTTGGCCGACCATGAATAACTAACGGAAGAAATGATTGCTCCGAATTCCTGTTCACCGGAATAATTGAGCCCGAAAATACCTTCTCCGTGCTGGATAAAATCAGATGCTTTTGCCATACAAATGGCCGTGCGTTGCGCTTCCGGCTGCTCCACCACCATTTCCCGCTTGACAAAATCGCAGAATGAGGCATATTGAAGGCGTATTAGTTCCGAACAATTCACATGTTCACCTCTAAATCAAACCCCCCGGAGTGGCTGCTCCGAGGGGTTTTTCCTTTAGTTGAACAGAACTATCAGAAGTTCAATCAACCGTTGTATTAGTTCCTGTTGTCTCACATATTACACCTCCTTTTTTAATCCGGGACCAACCCGGCACGTGCATAATACAGAAATCCGTATCTTTTTGCAATATATTTCTACGGATAAATTTTATATATTAGATTGATTATCAAAATAGTATAAAACTATCTTTCAATATAACGCAATGTCCAGGTAGTTACCCAGTCATCATCATCCAGCGTAGCCGAATAATCCGTAATATTGAAAAAATCACACTGTTCACCACAATCCAGCCGGAATAACGTCTCCACAAGGGTTCTTTCCAATTCCGAATCAGACCGGTTATTGATCAGAATCATGGAAAGCGTATATTCCCTGGCGGGCAAAGGCGCCCAAGGCTGAGTATACCCGGCCATGCCTATGACGACGCAGGGCTTACGTTCTATGTCACTGTTATTCCCGGCTTTGTAGACAGTAACCCCGGAATTCCTCAAATGACTGATGATACGATCCAAAATCATACCCTGTTTCTCCTTTGCCACTCATGGTGCAATTTCAAGTTCGTGGCCTGCAATGCCTTGGTTTTGACAAACGGTTCAAGCGCCTTAAGCATAGCCTCCGAGGCATAAGGCAACTTATTTTCAATTTCGACACCTCCATCAGGCAACTTCTTGATTGTCCCGTTTTTCCCATGCCGCGCAATCCATTGAGGCGCACGAGCAGCCCATCCATAAGAAGTATTAATCAGCCACCCTGATTTTGCCTTCCCGATATGCTTGAATACCTTATTCTTATAGTTCTCCGTACTCTTTCTATTGAGCACGACATTCCCAGTAAAGGAGGACACACGACCATTCTTCCGGGCAGAAGTATGAAATTCCGGGCTGTAACTCTGATAAAAGCGCACAACCTGCCCAAAAACATCCGTCGCCACTTCGGCAGCCTTTTGAGGATCTGCCTTTAAAGAAAGCATGCCGGCAACCTGTCTTGCCCTTTTTATGTCTCTTTCCTTTAGTTGGTTGATAAACGATCCAACACCGCGCCCGGCGCGGGAAACGTCCCGGCTGACAGCCCCTTCCCCGGATTTTCTTCCGGAAACCTTTGATTTGCGGTTTTTCCCTAATGGAAGAGTCGCGCTGAAACACATCCCGCTGGCGGTATTGTAGGAAAGCAAAGTGGTGTATAGAGACCCGAAACGCTCTATATTCGTTTTGGCATTTTTGATGGCAAGATCCATGCCTTTCACATCAATCCGAACTTCCAAGTTACTCATACAAATCAACCGATAAAGTTAATACCCTATAAACACAATTACTTGTGACGGCGGTAATCTTGAATTTCATCCCTTCACACTCCACACGCCCCCCAATCTGAAAAGCGTCCCCTGTCTGGATGTGAATGATGCGGTCACGCTGGTTGCAATACCCTCCTTCCTGGCGTTCAATGGTTATGTCCCGGGAATTCATGTACCCCCGGTACGTCTGGCCATTGTAGACAATTTCTGTCTGTGGCAATACCCGGTTAATACTCCGGTGAGCAACGTTGGCAGCCTCTGTGAATCTCATACAAATGGCGGTGCGTTGCACAAAAAACCGCCCCGGACAAATCCGGGACGGTAAACACCAGCATGAATACAAAGAAAATCAACCTTCATCTGACGCAACAGCAGCGGCAACGTATCCTTTCACCTTGTCAGCCTCGAGAATCTTTGCCCCGAACATCAGGCCCAGAGAAGCCCATTCCGCGCGAGTTTTCAAATCAAGCCAAGTGCAAAACAGGATAGAAAGACCAGCAAGACCTTCCACCTGAATGACCTCGGAATGGATATCATCCTTGAAAGCCTCGTCGATCTCCGGAAGGGCGGAACCAACAGCAACCGCACCTCCATCATAGGAAATACCGACTACGTTATCAGCAAAGACGGAGGTCTTGACCTTATGGATGGAATCAAATCCGTAAGCGCCTCCATCAAGCCGGAATTCCGTCGTATTTTCCGGAAGAATAGCTCGGTAATAATCAGGCGCCAGCAAAAGGCGAGGTTCGTCGGATTCTACGTCTCCGCTGAGGTTGATGCACTTACGCTTTGTGAAAGCGTCAGCCGTACCAATAACCTTGGCTCCATCCGCTGTAACAAGGGAAAGTATGCGCTTGTTCAAGTTATTGGCAAACGCCGTAGCGTTCGTTTTTGCCAAATCCGCCAATTTCCACCCATTCCGCTTTTCGGCGGGCGTAATGCGCCAGGGTTGATGGAGTTCAGTAAGTGACAGGGGGATTAAATCCCCTTCATTTTCTTTATCCGTCTGGTAATCAGAAGGGTTTTCAGTAATATTTCCGGCGGCTTTTACATTCTTGAATTTAATCTCAGAAGCATACTCCATTCGGAAATCCTTCTTAAAGTATTCCAGCGGAGCCAGCGCTTTACGCAAAGAAGAAATGACTTCACTGTGAATAACTATCTTGTGAGCATCTGAAAGAGCCATAATTCTAAAAAATGGTTTTAATCGTTAATATTGTTATTGATTACTTGCAAAGTTTTGCCAACTCATCCTTATGAGCAGCATAAAACTTCCTCTGTTCCTCTCCGGAAAGAGCTGAGTACTGCTCCAGGATAGAGGAGTTTTCTTCACCGTCTTCCGGCTTATCCACTACGGCTTTATGTCCCATACCAGCCACCATTTCAGCGGCCTTCTGGCTCGCCTTCGTATCGGCTTCTTCCTCAAGCTGGTTTTTCTTGAGGGCAACGGATGCGTGGAGCTTGACATTCTCCTTTTCCAGGGCTTCAACACGCTCACAAAGAGCTTTAATAGAGGATTGGATTTCTTTAATCCCATCCTTTATTTCTGCCCCAAAAGAGGCAAGCTCTTGTTTGAGCGCATCAACGATATTTTGATCAGACTTGAATAGTGCCATACTTATGGCAAAACCGTTGCGTTTTCATACCACTCCAGGAAAATCGACCCAGGGTATTACATCATCAATCAGGCCTAGGGAAACAGCATCTTCCGCCACAAAAACCTTGCCGGAAAACGCATCCGCAGATAAACCGGGACGTCCTGAAGCCACAAATTCCTGAAACCGCCCGGCGATCTTGTTGCACAAATCCCTGTAATAGGCGATTGCCTCCGTATTCATCGGGGTTTCCGGATGCTTGAAAACAGCATCATCATTCGTGATGGTCAATATTTCCTCACTCTTGGCATTCCACAGGCTGATGACCGTCCCGATACTGCCAACCAGCGCCGTTTCCGTCACGACCACTTGATCACAAGCGGAAGCCAAATAATAGGCGGCAGAGCAGCACATGCCTTTGACATAAGCCACTGTTTCCACTGGCAGAGATTTAATCAATTCTGCTGTTTCATGACAGCCTTGCACGTCACCTCCCGGAGAGTCAAAAATGAAAACAACTTCATCAATGTTCCCGGCAGCACCCTTTATTTCCTTCACGATGGACTGATAATTCGTGCCGCCCAGGACTTCATTCAACGGCACGCCGTCACCGTATAGAGGCCCAATCACGTCAATCACCAAGGATGACCCAATTACCCGCGCTTTTTGGCGTGTCTGGATGAAAAATGAGAAGTCAAAATTCGGATTCCCTGCGGCTTTCGGCTCCAGGCTCTTCCGCTGGCGAATCTTCGCCAGCCATGCAGTTTCTTCACAATATAACGGTTTCATCACATTAAAACTTCCTGATATAATCCGGAGAGATTTCTACTCCAAATTCTGCTTCAGCTTCACGGCGCAACTTCTCCGCAATGGCGGCTTCCCTGGCACGTATTCTCAAATGGTCCTCAACCTGCGTTCCGTTTTCCTCACAGATTTCTGTGAGGTTTTTAATACCGGCATTGTACTCTTTCAATTGGCTGTTGGAGTCGCGGCCCATGTCTACGCTTGGACGCTTGGCGCGGCTGAACATCATGTTCCACCAGCCTTCCGCGTGCGGGATGTCCTCCCGCTGGATACCTACGGCCAAGATATACTGTACAAGCAGTCTGGCAGCATCTTCAAGCAGCGTGGCCCGATCTCGCGTGGTATTGTCAAATTTGGACAGAGACATTCTGTTCCCAACGCCGCTTGAATCCGGATTGACCACGATATCATAGGGCACACCCACCCCGGATAAAACGCCCTTCAGAAGCCGTTCTGAAAAACTCATGTAGTTCGGAGAGGGGCGCTCAATCTTCAGGGAGTCAAGGGAATCTTCAGACTTCAAAAATACAATTTGCTTATCACCAGTATTCCGGATGAGCACCTCCCCATTATTGGACGGTTTGGCATAAGCCTGCGTTATGTCAACTTCTCCCGTTTCGTTCTTTTTTACCAGGGCAATTTGTGACGCAATCTTCATGGCCCCAAGTTCGGCTGTATTGATATCATCAATGTATCGGAATTCCTTGAGGCCATGAGAGAAGAGAGGCTCGCCCCGGCAGGAGGAAAGAAAGTCGTCATCCACGATATGAAGTATTGAGGATGCCGGGATGATTTCACCTCCCCCTGGTTCGTCGCCGTCCAGCCAATAAGCGATTTCACGTCCCATGCGATTGGTTATGACGCCGTGCAGCACGTTCAATCCCTTATATTTTCCAGAGTCAATAAGGCCATTTTTAGGAGAGCAAACACGGTTTGCCCGGATAAATTGCAGTTGAGGAAACCCCGTCTTGCTTTCCGTCAACATTACAAAGCAATCCCCATCAATGTCGATGGCGGTGGAGATCAGATACAGGAGCGAGTGAAAATTCTTTCCGTTCACGCATGCAACTTTGTAAAACGCCTTGATGTACTCGTCATACTTCGCCGCAACTTCCGGATTCTTGCACAGAGATTTGAACAGAAACGCTTTCCCGATAGAGTATTCAGCCTTCATGTTCACGGCGCCTTTCACAACGCCGTTGTTCTTGTACAACAGACGGGACGCGGAAATAAGGTTCTTCCGGGTAAGACTCCCGGAAAGCTGTTCCGGTTCTTTGAGATAATTCGGAAGCCGCTGCAGCCCGTCATCATAACTGCCGCTCTTGTAAATGGGGCGGCTTGAAAACGGCCGGCCGAACTGATCCAAAATCTGGACATTTCCTGCTTTCATCGAAACACTATCCTTGCAACGTTATTCCCTCCTTCAAACCGGCCATGCTCAAGAGAACGAATAGCAATCCCCAAAGCTTCCACCCATAAATCAATAGTCATGGAACCTGGCGCGAACTGGAATGAACTGTCCCCCACGTTCCCTTGAGTGATTTCCTTTCCCTGGTTTTCAATGATATCTTCAACAGCCTTATCCAAAGCTTCTTTCAAACGGGGTATGCGTTCATCAATGTCCACCGCTCCCCAGGCATAAAGAGCTTTTGCAATCCGTAACATACAAATGCGGCCCCGTTGCGTTTCCTCTACGGAAGACACACAGACTTTCACCTGAACCTATACTTTTCCCGTTGCATTGTTGGAATAGTTGCATGAAATTTTTCAACTCCATGCATGCAAAAACACAGATGACCCATGACCCAGTTCGAGCCTCTACGCTCAAGGAGACTCCCTTTTTCGGCCTATTTCAGACTATTTTTCATCCTTCCGTGTGCTCAATATTATCACAATAATGAACACATTTTATAATATATTATTGTAAATAAACATATTAATTCCTACCGGGCCTACCACTTTTTTTGAAAGAAAGTGGTTACTCCCGGCAATAACAGGCCCCTTTCCTCTCTTGCAGCGTTGCAGAACAATAGCCGGGGCTAATCCGGTTACGGCATCCTCCGGGGAAGAATAGGCCCATGTATGCGCACTCTCCCGGCTTCTCTCTCCCGTTCCGCCCGGACATCTTCCGGAAATACGCCGCCTTTCAGGGAAATAATAAAAAACTCCCTTCCGTTAATCGCGGAAGGGAGCTGAATGGAAACAGGAATCCAAGTTTGCCGTTACTTGCGGCGGCGGCGCATCGCCAGACCAGCCAGGCCCAGCAGGCTCAGGGAAGCCGCTGCGGGTTCGGGAACCACATAGGAAACGCTGTACCCGTTCTCATTCTTGGTAACCATATAAGAACCTACTTCGGCATTAGTCAAATCGTCCACAGCAGTAAGGGTATCAATGCCTGCAATACCGCTGAGCATTTCCAGGGAAGTGTTCGTGCTGTCAAAAGACATATTGCTTCCCAGGGTAACCAGGTTTCTGGTCAGGATTTGATGCCCGCTCTCAGTCCATCCTCTGGCGGTGCCTCCGTCAAGAGTCAGCGTAGCGGTCAGACTTGCTATCTTGGCGGTATATGAACTACCGTTGGAGGAAGTAAGGTTCATGATGCCCGTGGCTCCCAGATTGGCGTAAAATCCTTCCCCGCCCTGGTTCTTGGTATAAGCCAGGTTAAAGGTGCCGTAGTTGTTCAACGTCGTGCGCCCACCATCGTTGCCGCCGTTATAACTGTTGAAGGTCAGCGTAGATGATTGATCAATATCAATAGAACAGCCGCCTTGGAATTTTTTTACGTTCCCTACAGTCAAATCCGCACCGTTTTGCAGGGCAAGCTTCAATGTCCAGCCTTCCAGCTGGGTAATGCTTCCGCTCGCGCCGGAAACGGAAATAAGAGACCATGCGTTGGAATTGGGCGTGCCGGGACCGGTTCCTGCCGACGGCCAGGAATCTGAACCGGTGACGGTCCAGCTGGATTCTGTCTGCCAAAGCTCCTGAGTAATGCTCTCACCGCCGTTCCATATAAAATCGGCATGAGCTATTCCCGCCAGAGCAATGAGCGTAATGAGTGTCTTTTTCATTATCAGAGGAATATAACAAATAATTATAGGAGTAATGATTGATTAGTCTAAAGAAACGATGACTAGCCTGCTTCACCCAAAGAGGCTGTGAAGCCAATAACGAATTCTCAATCCGCTCCATGAATTAGCTTAAAGGGAAGATTCCATGTGAAATATATTCTATAGCATAAAATCATCATTTCGATGTTTATCATAATTTATTTATATTAAAAAGATTGTGTTTCTATCAACAAGGTGTCGAGAAAATCAGTCTGTCTAAAAAACAATAGAGGATCCCTGGCACGGAAGGATTTCCTTTTGGAGGAGAAATCATCCTGAAAACAGCTCCTCGATGATACTTAAATTGTTTTCCCACAATATTTAGTATTGATTTCGGATTGAGAATCCGAATGTCGGCGTCACGGCGGAAACCGCCGTCAAATAAAAAATATTCCAGAAATAATCTGTCACCGGAAGAAAAAAACATCTGTTTTACCCCCTGCCGCTTCCGCCACATTAAGGGCATCACGCCATCCTTGACCTGAAAAAATATCGTGCAACAGCAGGCCGTATCCGGACAAGACGGAGAATTCCCCGTCACGGGGA